CGCTCGCCAATCAACAAGCCGCCGAGTCAAAAGTCTCGGCTATCGAAACGCAGTTCAACGCAGAGGTATCGCAGCATGCGAAAGATGCTCTCGATTATCGCGCTCGCCTTGCTTCCGGCACTGAGCGCGTGTCAGTCCGCGTCACCCATTGTTCTCCCGCAGGCGAAAGCGCCAGCACCGCCGCAAGCGCTGATGGTGGCGCCGCCCGAGCAGACCTCGCTCCAGCGGTTGCAAGCGGCCTTGCAGAAGTAGCGGGCGCCGATCAGGGCGAGATTGACAAGCTACGTGCGCTCCAATCGTATGTTCGCGAGATGCAGGCGCGCGGGTACATCGAGCCGTAATCCCGTATGGACGTATGGACGTATTGATAGCCTGATGGGTGCCTGTACGTATTGATGTATGGACGTATGGGCACCTTCGCGCATCACTTGAAGTTCGTGCGCCTCTCGGCTACCCTTCCGGGAAACACAACCGGGAGAGCGCATGACCATCATTGCAGTCGTGATGCAGAAGGGCGGGGTGGGCAAGACTACGGTCGCAACCAATGTCGCCGGTACGCTTGCCATGCAGGGCGGCGCCGTGCGCCTGTACGATGCGAACCCGCTTCAGAGCAGCGCGTATCAATGGGGGCAGGTCCGCGTCGATGCAGGCGTGCCACAGAACCTTAGCGTCGTGCGGGCTGAACGCAACTACGGGCACGCGGTCATCGCTGACGCGCCGAATTTCGATCACATCGTCATCGACTGCCCGCCGAGCCTGGGAATAGAGAGCGAGGTCGCCGCGGCGGTCGCTGAGGTCATCTTGATTCCGCTCGCGATAGGGCAGTTCGACGCGTGGAGTCTCGCGCAGACGGGACAACTCATTCGCAGGAGGAAGGCGCTTCCGACGCCGGTTCGCGTGATCGCCTTTGTGAATGGCGTTCCGCACTACATCAAATCGGAACTCGAAGAGTCGATTGACCTGATTAAAGACATGAGCGAAGAGTTCGAGTTAGGGCCGACGCTTATCGACCGCGCTGCGTATCGAAGGGCGGCGAAACTCGGTCTCTCGGTGATGGAGTTGCCGCAGGAATACCGCGATGGCAAAGCGATAGACGAATTCGGAACGCTGATGGCGGGGGTGTTCAATGGCTAATCCGCCACTCAATCGCAGCATGGTCGATGCCTTTGTCAGTGCGCCGCCAGAAGCCGCGCCGAAGCCTGCGAACGTCGCGACCGTGCGCGAGGCAAGGCCGATGTTTCGCGAGCGCGAGGCGACGCAGAAAATGACGGTCAACATGCCGAAAGACTTGTACGAAGAATTGCGCGCGTACATGAAACTGACTGATGTGCCGATGTCCGATGTCCTGGTCGAAGGCGCGCGCCGCGAGCTTGCGCGGCTCAGGAAGCAGGGCGGGACAGAGTAGGCGAGCGGTCATCCCCGCATGGATAACTCACCCGCCCACACCGCAAGGGTGTGGACGGCCGCTGCGCGGTTCGTGAGTTACCCACACTCGAACGCTGACGCGCCGCTGCGCGGCTTGCCCTGGTGAGAAAGAAAGGCAACGTCAGAACCGAGCGGCGATGGAACGTAAACCAACATAAAGAAGAGACTGCCGATCGGGTCGCGCAAACCGTTGTAAACGCTAGACTTTCGCGTCAGGATACCCCGACACACATGTCGGGATACCCCGACAGCAAAGTCGGGTTGTGCCGACTCTATGAGCGTGCGTCGACCGCAATTTGCCGCTTGTCGTTCGCAATTTGCGACCGTAGAATCGCACAAAAGGAACGGGAGGCGCAATGAGCGACACGGCAAAGCTTCCGAAAAACCTCGCGACAGAAGCGGCGGGGCTTCGAGATATGGGCGGCTGGCTACAGGTCGAGAAGAAAACGCTCCGATCAATCACGCAACTGTCGGTGAAATATCCGGTTGCCGCCGGCATGCTGCACTTACTCGCGAGCAAGATGAATCGCACGAATGCCGTCGTCATGAGCAAAAGGGCGATCGCCGAAGAACTTGGCGTCGTCGAGCGCAGCGTCGAGCGCGCCGTGAACGTGCTGCGCGATGGTCTATGGGTTCAGGTCGTGAAGGTCGGCACTCAGAACGCCTACGTCATCAATTCGCGCGTCTACTGGCAAGGCGAGCGCGGCAAGCGGTTTGCGAACTTTTACGCGGCTGTTTCCGTCACCGAGAGTGAGCAGGAGAAAGGCGCGGTCGACGATCAGACGCCATTGCATCAGATTCCGGTCGCCGGTCCTGACGAGCGGATCATCGTCGGAAATGAAGAGATTGACCCGCCCGACCAACAGGAGATGTTCTTGCCATGACGATCAGGCAGGGAGTGAAGGCGCCCGACAACACGGTTCCGACGCAAATCCGAATCGACAAATCTCAGCTAAGAGTCTTGAAAATTCTTGCCGCGCTCCACAACACCACAATTTCAGGCATTGTGCGCGAATGTCTTGGCCGCTATATCGACGAGCACGGTCAGTCAGACGCCACGAAGGATGCGCTTTCCAATCTCGCCGGCAGGCCCGAAAAATAGTTGATAATTCGCCTTATGTCAAGCGGCATTCTTCTGATGGCTCAGCCAAAGTTGCCGCGCGCGCTCCGCGAGCCGGAACGCCGCGCTGACCTGCTTCGCGCTCGCCGGCGCCCCGTTCGGGAACCGGAACGACTTTTGCGCCAGTTTGCCGGCCTCGTCGATGGCGCGCGCCGCGTAGAGTTTCAGCGCGTCGCCGATAATGTCGTGATCGGTCATGTTGTCTTTGCGTCTCGTTCTAAAATCAGCAATCCGCTTTTGGTTCGGCCGCATCGACGCCAGCCGGCGGCGATAAAGCAAAATCCAGGGTTCGTTGAGCGGACCTTTCCCGTATTGACGAAGGTGTAATGCCTGCTATTAGGCCAGAGGCAATCAGCAATCGAATCCGCCTGCTGTATGAGTTCCGAGCTTCGGTGCGCTGATTCGTTGCGGAAAACGGAGCAGCTGATACCTTGCTGCCCGCTGTCGTCAACGAACTTTCGCCAGACAAAACATGCGTCACCGGCTTCGGTTCGCAACACGACTTTTTCGCCTGGGCCGACGAACAGCTTTCGCTCGCGTCCGTCTGCGTATCGATATGCTGAGTAATGTCGTTCATACAGTTCTAGGCAATCTCTGTCGCCGTCTTTTGTTAGCCACCAAAGCGGCATCACCTGTGCGCGCTGCGGTTGAAAATCACGATGAGACCGACCAAGGCGACATAGCAGAGCGCAAATATCATTGCATCACCCGGATCGAGACCGCGCGTTGCTGGAAACTCTCATTGCTCGCGCGCCCGGTCATCGCGTTCCCGCCGAACTCCGGCGCCGCGTACCCTTCGCCGCGCGTAGCCTCGGCAGCGCCACGAAATCGCCGCAGGTTCGATTCATACCCGGTCAGGTCGCCCCAACTGTGCGACGGGCAAATCTGCGGCACTGCGCTCGCCTTCGTGCTCTTCGGCGCGAACTTGACGTAAGTCAGCATGTTCCCGTTCCAAATATCGCCGCGGCTCGTGAGCAGTTGCAGAGCGTCGTTCACGAGCTTCGCGTCGACGTCGGGGAACTCTCGATAGAACGATGCGCGCGAGTACGCCTGACCTTCGCGCATGAAATCCAAAATCTGTTGCGTGCTGATCGACTTCACTGATAGACCCTCTCTTTTGGCGGCACGTGCTTTTCGAGCGCGCGCTGTGTTTCTTCGATCAATTCCTGCTCGCTGAACCCGTACATCGCTTCGAAGGCTTCGGCATTCAGACCGTGAACGCCTTCGTGCGGGTCAACGTGGTGCGTGTGGCACAAGGGAAGCGTTCGATAGTTCGATGCCTTCCCCCACCCTCCGCGGCCGTGTATCTGGTGATGAACAAGCGCCTGCATCCCGTCGACGTCGTATCCCAGGCGCCGGCACACGCAACACCCGCGCGCCGCGACAAAGCCCATATATCGCCGTTCGGCTGCCGGTGTTGCCTTGCTCAAGCTGCAACCTCGGCGCCGAACAAATCCCGCTCACGCTCGATAGCCGGCCGGACGACAATCCCCAAGCTAGAGAGCGGCGTTAAATCGACGTTGAAGCCGAAGGCGACGGAGCCGTGACTTGCCGCCTCCTGGCGCCCGTTGTCTCGCAGAACGCCGAACCGCAAACGCGCCTGAAAGAAAATGAACGTCTCGGCTTCCTGCATCGCTCGCTGGACGATTCGCGTCTCTGTGTGAGATGGAATCAACAAAACTACCCGCGACCCGCCCTTCGCCGTCTCGATGCACTTTTCGACCCACCTATTTCGCGCTTCGCCGTAGGGCGGATTGCAAAACACCGTTTCCGTATCCCATTCAGCAGCGCACCCGTCAATCGGGAGGTGGTAAAACTTCGCCGCACGCGTCGGGTTGTCCGGCTCTGTGCAAGGGTCTAGCCCGATTCCTCCGAGAAGCGCCCGTATCGGTTCCAAGACATATTCCGGCGTCAACATCGCTTGCCGCGCGTGACTGTCGGGGCGCCGACGTTTTTCGTTATCGAACCTGTTTTTAGCGATGCTCACCCTGTTTTCTCCGCTACCTCGATGTGATTCATCATACAGGCTTTGCTCTCATAAAGGTAGTATTTCTGAACGAATTTTTAGACCTGGGCCATCAGCGAAGCGAACGGATTGAACTCGCGCGAGGCATTCGCTCGGGCGCGCTTCAACGTCTCTTCGGTAATCTGGCGGGACATTTCCGCGGTCATCTCCGGCTCTTTTCGTCCGGTGAAGCTCGGAGGGTTCCCGCGCGGCTGCGGCGGTGTTTCGCCTTGCCCGAATGCGTACACCTTCGCCGGCTGACCGCACGCCGGCACGCGCCAGTCGCAGACGTAAATCCGGCCGTCGCGCTGCGCGAGCAGCAGGCATTCGCGCGCGCTTGTCTCGCCGATCTTGAGCGCTTCCGCAATCTCGACTTTGGTTTTGCGCCCTTCCTGCACGAGATACGCGAGGATTCGGCGGTAGTTGTTGCTTCGCTTTTCTAGTGGGACTGCCATGATTCATATCCTTTCGGTGCTGAAATTCGAACCCCTTGCTCCGCGCAGAACGCCAGAATCAATTCGATCAGGTCCGAGAACATTTTTTTGCTGAAAACCCGCGTCGACAACCCGCAGACGACAAACCCGCCATCGAGGCCCGGAACGACCTGTTGCTTGCGAAGCGCGGCCGTAAAGACGTCTTTCCAAGATTCCTTCGACAGATATTGACCGTGCCAACATACCGCGCGCGAGACTTCGGTCAGCAGGGGCCATAGGAGCGCGTTCTGCTCGGTCGTGCGGGTCGGCGGCTTCAGTGTCATCGCCCATCCATCGGGAGCGTCGACAAACGCCTGCGCGGCCCGCTGGCGCGTCGCATCGTTGAGAATTACGGCGACCTCATCCATAGGTGCGATGCTCCCCGAGCGCGAGATATGCAATTAGCTCCTGGCGCGCTTCGTCAAATCCTCGGCACACCGCGACGTAATAGCCTTCGGCCTTCAGTTCGCGGATCATGTCTTTCTGCGCTTCGCTGAGTGCGCCGCCCTTCTGGCGCTTCAGTTCGATGTACATGCCGCAGTAGATGCCGCACGCCTTCGCGATGATGATGTCAGGCACGCCGGCGGTGACGCCTTCGCGCTTCAGCCGCACCGCGGTTCGAAGTGAGCGCTTCGAGCCGTTCGGGCAGTGATACGCGAGAAGCTTCGGGAACGCTGCTCTGACCCAGGTGAAAAACATTTGCTGCTCCGTCGATTCGGTCGGAACATGCTCTACGCCGCGCTTCGCTTCCTTCATAAACGCTTGTCGCTCCTGATGTATTCGTTCAACTCGCGGCGGGCTATCGTTGCCGCTGCTTCGCCGTGCGCTTCCCTGACCCGCTCGACGAGCGCCTTCGCCTTCGAGTAATAGCCCTGGCGCCCGTCTTTCGCTGCCTCGCGGAAGCGCTGCCATGCCTCCGCGCGTTGCTGCTCATGCTGCATTTCCCATCGCCCGCGCGTTCAAGTACGCTGTCTGGGCTTCCTCAAACGCATCTTCTTCGCCGTCGATCAAGGCTTGGTCCATCGCCTTTTTCAATTCGCCAACGGTCTTGATCGGTGACGTCTTCAGCGGCGTTTGCTCGCCACTCAATTCCAGTAACCGCTTGACCGACATATAGCGCATGTTCGTAAGCAGCCCTACGCCATCTACGAATCTCCGATAGCCGTTTTTTTCAACGACGATTTCGCTCGGATCGATATGAATGGGCGGAAGGTCCAAGGTAATCACCCTGTGCCCCGCAACCGTCACGAACCCTTGGCCTTTTTTTATCGCGTTTTCCACCGCATCAACTAGCACCTGCTGGGCCGCACCGGATAGTGTATCGAGCGCCTCATTAATATCGTCGTAATTTGCCGAATCATCGTCAGGGAGTTTTGAGATGAACTCGCGCATGGCCGACGTCATAGTTTGCCCCGCGCGAATGCAGTGCAGTTTGAACTTTTCAATTTCGTCGGCGCTCAGGTTAAAACTGAGCCGATATGTCTCTTCTTTTCGTCGCAGCATGTCGCCCTCACTTCAGCGGATAGGCTTCACTCGAAACTGCGCGAACTACACTCAGCGGGCGCTCATTCATGAACGCGCTAATCGCTCGCTGTGAGCGCAGAAAGAGATCGCGAAACTCTTCCGCCGTGCGACCCACCCCCGACCCAGACAGAAACAGGTTTCGTATGGCGACCGCGGCAAGGTCGGTGTCAGAGGTGCAAAGTCCGCTCGATGCAATCTCGCAGAATCGCTTCAGGCGGTCATGATCGCCCTCGCAGTACCATGCGCGCCCGACTGCGCCAAGGAGCATTTGATTGTTGACACGCGCAATCTTCGGAAAGTTGGCGGCGGCGAAATTGGTCGCCTCGCTGTGCTTTTCCAGAACCCGCAACTTCTCTGCGTTCGACCAAGGCGCTTTGGTAACTTGCCCGGTTTCGATTGTGCGAGAAATGGCGAAGTGCTTTGCGGTTGCCTTCAGGTCGATGCCGGCGATTTTCGCGCTGTCAACCACCGAGCGCGGCAGACCTTCGCCGCCCTTCAGGAAGTCGACACGATTCGCGCCGCGACGAACATAGAACGATTGCGAGATGCCAGAAAGTTCGATCGCTTTGAGTCGGTGCTGGCCGTCCGCCAGTTCGCCATCAGCATAGAACACGATCATCGAATGCCCCGGAACCCAATCGCCGGTCTGCATATCGCCCATATAGCGGCGCACTACTTCCATGCGCAGTCGGCGGTTCGTGTTATTCGCTTCGAGGTAGTGCGAGGCGATTTGCGGGGTGATGACTTCGAGCTTCATGTTGGTGTTCATTTGTTCGTCCGGCAGTGAAAAGTGAGTTTGTAATTGTTAGAACGGCAGCGCGTCGGCGGTTTCAAGCTCGAACGCCGGCGCTTCGACGATCGGGCGGAACGTCATGCGCCGATACGCGTTGCGCGTCGCGTTCACGTCGTCGAGACAGTAATCCGCGACCGCTTGAATCTGCCCTTGCTGGATCAACGGCCAGACGTCGGCGCCGCACAATCCATCAGTCTTACCCGCAATGCCGAGCGCTTTGCACAGGTTGTCGAGCGAAATGTTATTGCGCGAATCCCAACGAACCATCGTGTCGAAAATGTGATCGGACCAAGGCGCCGCGCCGAACGGGATGAACGCGGGCGGCTTGATGCCGAGAATCACCGCGCGTTTGTAAATAAACGGCAGGTCGAACCCGGCGAGGTTGTGACCGACGAACACCGGATGACGCATGAGCGCGGGCGCGTAGAGTTCGGCGAGCGTCGTGAAAAAGTCGCTGATAAGCCGCATCTCGTCGGCGATGTCGAGCGAGGCGGCTTGATAGACCATCGCCGGCGCATCGTCAACCGCGAAGCCGATCACCGCAATCTGACCTCGCGCGCCGTCGAACGACGTTTTGGCGAGCGTGTTTTGCGCCGTCTCTTCGAGCTTTTCATCGCGGAAACGCTCAACCCACATTTCGAGCGCGCGGGCCTTCGACGTGAACTTGATTTGATCGGCGTCCGTCATGCCGAGTTCGGCGCAGGCTTTTTCCTTCGTCATGTCTGACGGCGCTTTGAAGTTCTCGCGCAGGTCGGCGCGGATTTCTTCGAGCAGCGCCGGGTCTTGCGCTGGAATCGTCTCGATGTCGACCACAATCTCTAGTTGGCTCATGGCATCTCGTCCGGGTAGTTGTTTTGGGTAAAAAGAGAACGCCGCTAAAGGCGCTCCCTGTTTGACGACGTTGATAGAATACCGCGCAGGTGCGATACCGTCAAGCGGAGATGCGAGCGTTTTTCAAGATCAGTTCGTCGCCGATCTGAATGCAGCGCTCGTCGGTGACGGTTTCGAGCAAGGTCATCGACAGGCGTTGCACATGCAGCGCGAGTCCGACGCTCTCTTTGCTGACGCCGCTCGTCAACGACTGGTCGAGCTTGTGCAGCGCTGCGCGCAGTTCGATCAGGGCTTCGGCGGAATTCTTTGTTTGTTCGGTCATTTCGTTCTCTTTTTAAGTGGCATCCAGTGCGTAATGTTCATCATCGGCGCATAGTCGGAGTCATCCCAAGTTTGCGCGGCAAGATGAAAGCCGCACTCTTTTACTGTTCCGCCTGCGGTTTTCGCGGTCACGTAGACCTTCGTTCTTAAGAAATCCCCATCTCGCGGCATCGGCAGCCGATCGTCGACGCTAATCCAGTCCGTCATGTCAATTTCCTGTCGAGCCGAAGCCGCCGGCGCCGCGCGCGGTGCTGCTGAGTTCGTCGACCTCTTCGATTTGCACGACCGGCAGCGCGACGATCATTGCTTGCGCGATGCGATCGCCTGGGTAGAACCCTGTCGAGCGTGCGATAGAGTCGGCGCGCAGCTTGACCGCGACGGCTCCGCGGTAATCGCTGTCGATTACCCCGACGCAATTCGAAAGCCGAATATCGTTTTTGAAGCCGTGCCCGCTACGGCTGTACACGAGCATGACGTGACCGGGCGGAACCTCGAACGCAAGCCCGGTTTCGAATTCCCGGCTGTCGTCGCCGAACACAATTCCGCCGTCGAGCGCGTGCAGGTCAAAGCACGCCGCGCCTTCGGTCGCGAACTTCGGGATAATTGCGCGCCCGTCGAGGCGCTTGATTTTCAGTTTCATTACTCTCTCCGTTGACTACCTTCGCAGCGAATCATATCGCAAAGGTAGCATTAACAGTCAAATGAATTGCCACTGTTGCACTTCCGCAACCAAAGCGTGCGTTTCGTCGTGATGCGGCTTGCACAACCAGACGACATCGAGCGGCGCGCTGTAATCCGGGTGATGCCCTTCGACTTCTGTCGAGCCACAAATCAGGCATGGCGCTTTGTGAAGCCGCCTATCTCTGATGGCATTGTTCACCATTACTCGCGCCCGGTTCCGCTCCGGGTAAGCCTCAAAGTAGCGCCGATTTGCGGCGGCATGCGACGCCCGATAGGCGCCCGTTTCCTGATATGCCTCGCGCGCGGCTACTCGGTGCGGCAAACTGGCGCGCGCCCGGTCGAATGCGCGGTAACGCTCGATGTTTGCCGTGCGGTTCGCCTTGACTGCTGCCTTGCGGCACTCTTTGCATGAGTTGTCGTTGGCGTAGAAGGCGTCTAGCGCCTTCTCCACCCCGCATTTTTTGCAGGTTTTCGTCATGCCTAGAACGGGATTTGATCGTCGTCGTCATCGAACCCGCCGCTCGGCGCGCTCGGTTGCTGGCGCGCGGGCGCGTTGCGCTGCTGACGCGGGGCGCCGGTGCTCGGGTTGCTGCGCTGCTGCTCGCCTTCCTGGCGCGATCCGAGCATTTGCAGTTGGTCGACGCGCAGTTCGACCGCGTATTTCTCCGTGCCGTCTTGCGCCGTCCATTTGCGCGTTTGCAACTTGCCCTCGACGAGCACCGACGAACCCTTGCGCAGATATTCGGCGGCGACTTCAGCGAGGCGCTTGAACGCCACGCAGCGAAACCATTCTGTCCGCTCTTGTTGCGCGCCGCTGCTGTCTTTCCACTTCTCGGAAACCGCGACGCTGAAGTTCGTCACGGCGTCGCCGTTGTTCAAATACCGCGCTTCCGGGTCGTTCCCCAGGTTTCCGACAACGATCACTTTTTGGTAGCTTGCCATTTCAATTCCTTTCGCTGGTTGGTGAGTGGCGCGCGCGGGGCGCGCCGGGTATCAATTACGCTTCCGCGGGTTCGGGTTGCTCGGTCGCCTTCGTGTGCGCGTCGATGACTTCCTGTTTCGCGAGCTTGAACTGTTCGAACGCGTCGGCATCGTTCAGTTCGGCCGCATGCGTGCGCGCTGCGTTGAATGCCGCCTTGAGCGCGTCGCCAGTCTTGGCGCCCTTGATCGCGGCGACGTGGCGCTTGACGTCGGCCGGCTTCATGGCTTGCGGCTTCTGTTCCTGCTGCGCGCGCTGCCCGACGCCTGATGCGGCGTTGCCGTCGTCGTCATCTTGATACAGCCCCGTAATCGCGGCGAGCGAGTAGCGGCGCATGTAGGTGATTGCGGAGCCGACGCCTTGCGGATCGGCCTTTTGCAGCGGCGTGACCGCCGTCGACTCGATCCATTCGCCCGACTCATGAATGAGGCGCGTCGTCAGGTGCAGCTTGCCGTCGTCGGACGGCGCCGGGGATTGGATGAAAAAGATTCCAGCGTCGTTCAGCGGTCCCTTCACTGCGTCGATCACGGCCGGCAGGTCGGCATATGTATTCTTGAAATGCGGGTTCTTCGCATCTTTCGTGGCGAACGTGATCGCCTTCTGTGCCGCGAGCAATGCCGGCGCGATTTTGCTGATGCTGTCACTCGTTTTCATTTTTCTCTCCGATGGTTTCGAGATATTGCTGTTCCTGCTCTTCGAGGTATTGCTGCACTTCGCGATCGTCGTCGGTCATGGCGCAATTCCTTTCGCCGCCATGTACCCGAGAAAAAGCCCGAAGGCGATCGCGACGGTCCAATCGAACGCGCGGGCGGTCATGCCGACACCTTTGCGGACGATTCGACAAGTTGCTGAAGGGCTTGGATTTGGCGCTCGACTTCTGCGGCGCGATCTTGCTGGCACTTCAGATGCGCGTAATCAACGCTGCGCGTGAGACCGTTTTCGATCAAACGCTTCGCGACTTCTACGCACGCCTCGGCGCTGTTGCGCGCGGCTTCGATGAGTTCTTTGAACTGCGGGGGGATTTGGGCTTGGCTCATGATCGTGTTTCCTTTCGCTGGTTTGTCGTGTGTTCGTTGCTGCTGAGATGAATCATATCACTCGGAGAGGTAGTGTCAAGCACTTTATCTCCGAGAGAGATGGAATTATCTCGGCACAAATCCGAGTTCGCCGAAACGCTCTTTCAGCGCCGCGTGCGCGGTCACTTCGAGAGAGTGCACGGCGCGTGCGACCTTCTGCGCGAGGCGGTCGACGGACGATTTTCCGACGCTCAAGCGCTCGCCGATCTGGCGCGTCGTTTCCATGTACGACTCGCCGTGAACGAATTCGCGCTCTATCACGGCTTCCAGTAGGTCACCTTTCGCGTGAAGGTGTGTCAGGTGCAGTTTGAGCAGCGCGAGCGCGTGCGCGTGCTTCTGATCGGCGTCGCCGGCCTTCGCGGCACTCCACCGGCGCCCCTCGTATCGGCGCAGCGTGCCAGGGTCGCGGTGATAGCGTGCGACGATCGCGGCGCGCTCGATGGCGCTCAGGGTCGAGTCGAGCGCTTGCATCGCCCAGGCGGCGTCGGTGATGCGGTCGGACCATTCGACCTTATCGACGACGGTCGAGCGCGCGACGGACTCGGAATAGCCAGGTACTTTTACGGCCTCGATCAGTGCGAGCGTTTCGAAAATGCTTTCGAGCGCTCTATGTACGCTTGCAAAGGGCTGAACTCGCCGCACCGATGTCGCATTACCCGTTCCTTCGCGCATATCCAATCCCCTAACAATTCCGTTTTACCGATCGACCACACGCAATGTTTGCACTGTGGATTCCGTTCCTCGCGCTCGATCAGGATCACAAGCGGATCGCGCGTATCGCCGCGCCTCTCCCATGTCATGAAAACAGGTCCGGCGCGCTCGCGACGAGCTTGCATGTGCGCCGCGTGATCGGGTCTTTGATCCTGTCGCCCGGCTCGACGACGGCGCCAGTCGCGAGCAGTTCATTCACGCGGCCGGTGACGGATTGAATCGGCAGGCGCAGCGCGCGCGAGATGGCGTTACGCGTGACGCCGGCCGGGTAGATCGTCCGCAGAAAGCGCGCGACGGCGATGCGCTGTCGGTCGGCCTTGCCTTCGGCTTGGTGCTCGTCGAGAGCTTGCGCGCTGGTCGATGCGATCATGGGCGTCTATGCCGGTTGAATATCCTGCGGAGATTTTAGCCGTTTAACGCTCTCAAAGGTAGTATTTCCAGACAAATATTTTGTCGCTTCGGTGAGTGCAATGCGTTGCGTGTCGGACCCGCCGAGCAGCACGAGTTGCGCCTTTCTGGCGTCGCCAATGAGCACCGGCGGCGCAACGGGATACCCCTGGCGCGCGTTGTAATCCTCCGGTGCGCCGATGAGCTTCGACGGATAGGGCGGAACCTCGCCGCGCATCTTGTAGCCACGATAACGGGTCACGAACTCGTTCTGCGTGAACGGGTATTGCTCGACGTCGACGCGGCACAGCTTGACCCACCCGCCCATATCCTCGACGACCCGGTGAATCAGCGGATCGTCGAACACGACCGAATACTGATCGCCGCGCGTGCGAATCGCGTAATCGACCGTCGACCATGCGAGGTTCGCCGAATCCTTCGTCGACCCTTGCAGCATTTTCACGATGTCGGCGGGCTTCGGGCACCACTGGCCCGAATCAGGGTTCATTGCGTGCTGACCTAGTGCGCGCTCGACCGCGGCAACGTCGAACGGCGCCATTGCCTGAGTCCAAACGGTTAGCGCGAACTCGGAAAAATCCTGACGGTAGAACGCATGCACGTCCGCCAGCACTGCGGCAAGGCGAAGTTGGTCATTCTGTTTCATCGCTATTCCCCTTTGCGGCCTCTTCGGCCTGTAGACGCGCTGCGAATCGCTCGACAACGGCGCGGTTGTTGCGTTCGAGTTGTTCCTGCTTGCTCACGTACCCGCCCGACTGGCGCGGCCCCGCTGTGCGCTGAACCTGTTGCGCAAGGTCATGGGCGCTCGGGCGCTCGCCCGACTGCTCGTTCGCCAACCAAGCCGCTTTGAAGCCGGCATAGCTGCGTTGTGCGCTGAAGCGAATCGCGTCGTTCAGCGAAACCCCGGCTTTCAATGCCTCGCTCTCGGCAAGTTGCATCGCGCTCAACGTGTTCGCCTGACCCTTCTGCTTGCGCACTGCAAGCCAGTCGTTGACGTTTTGTTCGTCAACACCCTTGTCGACAAGGTATTTGCGGGCATTGAAGCGCGGCACGCGCTTATTCTCCGAAGGAGAATCTTCTTCTGGTTCTTGGTTAGTGGTTAGTGGTTTATGGTTAGTGGTTAAGGTTATTTTCGGTTCGCTTTCGCTATCGCTTGGGTTTCCATTAGAAACCATCTGGGTTTTCTTCGGCCTCCCGCCTCGCTTTCCGTTCTCTCGGTTGGCGTCCGCCTTCGCGCTGTACTGCGCTAGCTCCGACTCGCAGCGCTTGTGCATCCACCCGTTTTCGGTCTCTTGAAAGAACTCGCGCAGCACGATTTCGACGGCGTTTTGCTCATCTTGGGTTCTGGCGCATAACCGACGAAAAACCAGTTGGGTTTCTTTCGGGAGCGGCTTTTCGTCGAGATAGTAGAGGTCGAGCAGTTGCCGATAGGCGCCGTGTTCGATCAGCGTCAAATGCGCTGTCGCCGCCTTGTAATCGCCGATGTGATGTTTGTAGTAGTTCACGCGACCGCCCTTGCCGCTTCGAACTCCTGGCGCTCCATTTCTTCTTGGTGCTCGCGGTAGTTGATCGCGTTGCACAGCGTGTCGAGGTCGACGGCGACGCCGAGCGACATGAAAATGCCGTACTGAAGCACGCGCGCGCTGGCATACGAGAGGTTCTTTTGCCCGATGCGAACCATCTCGAATCCCCGATAGCTCACGCCCGCGGCTTCGCAAATCGCGCTCATGACACGCGTCCCTGCCTGCTTCCACACGCGGTGAGCGGTCAGCGCCGGAAGCGCTCGAATCTGCGCGTCGAACTCCGATGGAACGCCATACATGTTCTTTTGGGATTGCATTTGTCACCTCTCTCCGGTAGTCGATGTAGAGAGTATAGCCACCCGAAAGAGAGTATGCAAGCGCTGAGAGAGATTTAAACAGGCATTTGTATTACCTTCCTAGAGGGATTTTACGAATTGAAAAAGTTGCACATGCAGCACCGGCATGATATGTTCCCTCTCATCTGACCGAAAAATAATATCTACCGGAGTTTGTATGGACATCAACGCTATACGGTTCGCCAACTTCAAAGCTCTGTTCGAGCAGTTCAAAGACATCACCCGCAGAGATGACCCAGGGGCGCCCGAAAAAGGTATGTTGAAGGCGTTCGGCGCTCGCTTAGGTATTCGTGAGGCATACATGTCGCACATCAACACCGAATACAAGGCAATCGGCCCCAAGACGGCCCGCCAGATCGAAGAGGCGCTAAAGCTCCCGCATGGCTGGATGGATCAGCAGCACGACGCGAAGCGCGCGCCCGAGCCGGCGCCCACCCAGGATGACGCCGATCATTCCGCGCTCGCGAATCCCACTGACGCCGAAGAATTAGAGTTTCTTGAAACAGCGATCGACTTCTATCGGCGCGACCCGCTCGCCGCGCAATCGGCGATCATGCGGGCCATGCGTGCCAAATTGCACCGCTAAACAGAGAATAGACAGACGAAAGACAGGGCGGTAAATCTTTCCGCAGCACCGTAACAAACTGTTATTTTTCTCGCATCATTTCCTTGTCATACCGATCACCCAAAGGTATGATTTGTTCTGTCGGCGGCGGCGCCGATAAGACCCCAAGGAACAAGAAAATGTTGAGCGAGCAAAACAGAGCAGTAAAGGGCCAATTGACGGATGGCGCGCTGATCGAGGCGCCGCGCATGATGACCGAAAGCGAATTCATCGCGGCGTTCAGCACGCTGAGTCTTGAAGAGCGTCGCGAGTTCATTCGTTGCAACTGCGCAACACATTAATTCGTTCGGAGATGTTTCATCTCTCAAAGGTATTGACGGAGGCGGGACACTGGGCTACAATTTTGTCATGTTGAAGTAATCCGTACCGAATCTCTCCGGTAGTACTTGAAGGGGCGTCAGCTTAACGGTTGGCGCCCCTTTCTTTTTGCCGGTCGCGACACAAGTCCCGAGTCCACATCGGGCCGACTGATCGGCGTAACCGATCCCTTCGGGTCTCGCGCTTTGTCTGGTGCGCAATGCTCCGCTGTCACCTCTCTCGCGGCCCTCTCCCCTCGCGGCGGTGATGAGGCGCGAGACCCGAAGGAAATAGGCAAGTGCACCCTTTCCCCGAAGGGCGGCGCGAACAAATGCGCGATCGCGCGAACTGCATCACACGACGTCGAACGACGAGAAGCCGGCCAACGGGCCGGCGCCAAGGATCACGGTGAATCTGCGGCATGTAACGGTCGGAAGCCCGTCCAGGTTGACGGGCACGCCGAATTTATCCGAGCGCCTTTTTCGCGCGCGCCTGTAGCGTGCGGATCGCTTCGGGATGGTTGGCGAGGTCATCGCCCCATGAAACGAGCGCCCTTGCGATTGCGTGAAACTCGCGCGCATTCGCTAGTGCGTTCCGCTTGTCGATGGATCGCTGCGACACCTTGCGCGGCTTGCGCTCGATGCTCGCGAGCGCATCGGAAAGTTCTGCCGAGCCTCGTGCTTCGAGCGCGTCGACGTAATGCTCTTTCGGGTTCCTGGCGTAGTCGCCGGGCGCCCCGATCACCTTGCGGTGAAGCTCGACGAGAATGTGTTTCGGGAGCTTGTCGAGTTGCGGGCGGTTCATCAGTAGTCGTCCATGCGGGCAAAGTGTCGATCGGCTTGCGCTTCGTCGCGTGCGGCGCGGCGCTCTTCGTCTGTCATCTCTTCTTCGTCGTAGTTGTCGGCTTCGAAGTCGTCATAGTAGCGCAGCATTTTCGGTCCCTCGCGGTGTTGATCCAGTGAGTGAATCATACCGCGCAGAGATTGCAACAGTCAATAAAATATCTCGCTGTGATCGAATAGGGCAAACCCGATGAAAAATGCGCTTCTAAACTATCTCGAAGGTGTGATACGATATGCTCTGCATCTCGCGGGGTATTCGACGACTGGCGCCGTGCCATTCGGGCATGCCTTGCATCTCACACCTTGCAAGGGGCTTAGATGACTCCAGGAACATGCGCGCGAATCCTTCACGAAGTCGTTCGACAGTGGCACGTCGACACCGGCCGGCACAGTGAGCCCGCCTGGGCGGATCACACGATGCAATACCGGGCCGCGATGACGGGTCTCGTGAAGCGCGTCATGACTGGTGAATCTGACCCGCTCGAAGTCGCTCGCGCGCTCGGGCCGGCAAGCCGCATCGCTGAACACGTTCTGCTCGCGATCGCGCCCACGAAGGATGACGAAGAGCCGGGCGGCGAACCTGACCGCAAACCGGCATACGACGAAAAGTATCTGCAACGCGAGGCGCCGCATATCCGCGAGGCGAAAGCGCCCGGCGAGTGCGTGACGATCACAGGGGCCGCGGCATGAAAGCCATTCGAATTCGCCGCACGTCGGTCGTGCTGCATCACGCGAAAGAGCTTGCGATCGGCCTCGTGCTCGGCGCGTCGTGGGTTTTCGGAGGCGTCGGCATCGCGTCGCTTCTGCTGATGGCGATCCAGGCGTTTCGATAACGATCATGGGAAGGGGCGCGGAGCGTGATTTGCGCGAGCGGCGCGCTAACGCCCCGCCGAAGACAGCGCACACAGCGATCCCCCGTATCGGCGATAAGGTCGCGCGCCGCTCTGCGTTCCCTTCCCTACCTTCGGAGATGAGATGAAAAAGACGGATTGGTATTCGGGCGATGTGAAGCCTGTGCGCAAGGGGCTGTACGAGCGCAAATACAGTGTTGCTCAAGCAATGCTCGACTACTGGGACGGGCAGCGGTGGCGATATGGTCAACGAGACATGGCGGCGTTGAATCAGCATCGTGCCTGGCGCGGCCTGACGGCTCCGTCGAAGTAAAGGCTTCGGCCTTCACGCATGGCTGCTGTACGCCTGAATTACCAGGCTTCGCGATGGAGTGACGTCTCCGCAGCGGCCAGTCGTGAGGGTCGGCCATACAACGAACCCGCGCATGCCGGTTCGCTCGATGGGCAGAAACCGACTCTCGCCAATGAGAAAAGCCCCTTTCGGGGCTTGGTTTAGGCGCGAACAACTCGCGTTTCGTACCCTTCTAGAGTTGCCGCTGCGTTACGAGCGCGGCGTTCGGTGCTGAAGTTTCCGAGATGGGAGTCAACCCATGCGCCAGCGTTGAGGATCGAGAGGTATTGAACTTTGAACATTTGCGGCTCCGGTTGCGTTGTCGATGTGTGAATACTACCCGCGCGAGATTTAACAGTCAACAACTATTTTCGCTGTTCGGAGAAAGAGATGATGGACGAAGCCGGGTTCTCGATGCTGGTCGACACGACGAGCGAACCGCGTTGCATGAGTGCCGAGCGCTCGATGTGCGGCGCGTGCCGTCCTGACTGGCAGCAGCGCGTGATCGACGAGAAAGCCGAACTCGACGCGCGGATCGGCAAGCTCTGCGATTTCTTCGGCAGCGGCGCATATCGCGACCTGGGCGACATCGACCGTCACTTGCTCGGCGTTCAGTTGAGCCATATGCGGGACTACGCGCATATCCTCGGGATGCGCATTGCGAGGTTTGGATGATTGCGATCGGATTTTTCCTGCTGTGCGTCGTGGCGCTGATGATGGTATTCGACCGCGGATTCAGCGGCGATGTGCCGGAATGGTATGCGGCGATCGGCGTCATCTCCTTTGCTGGTGGCGTCCTCTCGATTGCTGCGGGCGTTGCGATGGTTCTATGGCGGGTGATGCCGTGAACAGCTACACCGTTTCGAGAACGACGCTGACGATCGGCGGTATGGGTGTTGGTGTGGCGCTGTCTCGGGTACTCACGCAGAGCGGCGAGGCTGTAGAAGTCGTGAGTGACGGCAGGCAGCGGATATACGACGCGCTCGCGCCATGCGTGCGCCGCGAGCCACGCAGGCGCACCGCGCAATGGAAACAGGAAGCGAGGCGCTATGGACGACGCTGAAGTGCTGATGAAGCCCGCGACAACGCTCGATGACGTGCTGAAAGAGGTGCGGGAACTGCGCGAAGAGGTGAAGGCGATGCGAAATTACCCGATCGTGATTCGACCGCATCCGCTCGACGCGCTAGGCAGTGTGGGCGGAAAGATCACATTTGGTAATGCGGGATGACGGTTCTCGATTTGATTCGCGCCGCGAAGGCGATGCCTGTCACGCAAGAGAGAATCGACGCGATGCTTGAAGTCGTAAGGGAATGTGAGGCGCGCTACGCGGAAAGCGAAGCAAGACGCGAGTATCGGGGAGATTGATGAACGACGCGCTGCGCAACGCGATTCGCTACAAGGTCACTAATTACCCGCGCGCGCCCGCGAAACAGCCGCATGACGCGCGCGAGGTCCGCTGTTGGTACTGCTCGCGCCCGCACTTGGTCGGGGCGCGCTGCTGCGATCCTCGTGCGGTTTAGCGGTACAAATGTTCGCGCAGGCGCTTGTATTCTTGCCAGTCGAGCGCGATGAAGCCGCTTCGGCGCGCCCAATCGCAATATTTGCCGTATCGCTGGATCATGAGTTGAAGGTTCATCATTTGCTCCAATGCTTGATGTATCGGAACGCGTCAAGGGCGGCGAACCCTTGCGCGCGAAGGTGGCGGTAGTACGCGAGGCGCTCGGATTGCTTCTGCTCGAACTTCGCTTCGGGCGACTCGTCCAGCCAGTAGTTGATGTCTGCGCGGTTCATGGCGGACTCGCTTAGATCGCTGCGACCGACACAACAGCCGTCGATTCGCCGAAAGCCAGTTCCATCTCTTCGCATGCCGTGTCGCGAGCTTCGGCCGCGCTGCGCGCCTTCACGATGATGTCGAAACCGCATGCGAACGTGACGTTGAATTTGCTCATTTTGCTCTCTCCGGTTTCTGCGCTGCGGTCAGCGCGTGAGACAAATACTCTCACGGAGAGATGACACAGTCAACAAGTATTTTCGCTGTTAGTTCAGCATCGCGCCGGTACGCGCATCCCATAGCTGAATCTTTCGGATTCGGTGACAGTCGTCGCCGACGCAGATGCCGGGAATGTTCTCCATTTGCCCGAGCGACTTGCCGCTCGTCGGCCGCGCCCACTTCTCGTAACCGGGCGATTTGGCGAACTCGTCGAACTTCTGCTGCTGCGTGATCTGCTCGGGCGTCAAGCACGTATGTGCGGATCGGTCGAACGTCCCAGGTGCGCACGCCTTCGTGTTCAAGCTCCCGCTGATGAACATTGGCCCGACCTGATTCGGGTTGTCGTATGCCTGCGCGCTGATCGACGAAACGGCGAGAACTGCGGCGATTATCGTTTTCATGGTCTCTCTCGTGATGCCCTGGCGGGCGTGAGATGCGATTTTACGACGGGGAAAACCGGATGATCTACGTTTTCGCGCTGCCTTGCGTTGCGCTGCTCGCATTCGCGCTGCCGAGAATCGAGCGCAGGCTGCGCAAACGGCCCGCCATCCGGTCGGATGACGAGCACGCGAGGGAAAGTATCGGCTAGGCTCCGAACGCCTCGCTGACGGCCTGCCATTTCGTCGGCGTCGATGTCGGCGCGCATGTCGCCTCTTCGGCGCGCATCGCCTTCCAGCGTTCGAGCGAGTCAATCACGTCCTGCACATCGCGCTCGATGCCCTTGTGACCGCGACCGCCGGCGACGAGAAGTTTTTTCGTCGCGTGTTGCAGGCACGGATCGACGACGCCGAACAGGTCGAGCACGCGATAGACGTCGATCGACTCGAACGGGCACGGCTTGAAATAGTGGTTATGCGGTTGGTTCACGGCTTCTCCTTGTTCGCGGCTAGGATTGCGCGGGCGTAGTTTGTAAAGCGTGCGTCGATACGGTCATAGTCGATCCCGAAATTATCGACGGCGATTTCCCGCATACGCTCATCCGTCAGCGCCGCATCCTTCCCGGCGTCCGCACGCTCCTGACTCGCGGGGGTCGCGACGAACAGATTTACTTTGCTGTCGCCTAGCGCTTCGCCGCTGATGCCTTGCTCGCGAAGCGAATTGAACACTCCAATCATGTGATCTTTCATGTCCTGCTTGGCTCGCCACAACTGAACGCAGCGAATCAACATCAACTGATTCATCGCATTGCGCGAAGCTCGATCAGCGGCATGATCGGACTCGGGCGTAGGTTCGTATTCTTCATCGTCGTGGGACGAAATCGCGGCTTTAGCATCTTCGAAGCCGCATCTATACGCGTCGCTCATCGAACCTGTCACTTCGATTTCTGCGTCGTTGACTTCCTGCGCCCATTTCTTCAGCGCCTCTTCCCGCTCCGTATCCTTCCTGACGTCCGCACGCCGCTCGTCGCGCAACTCTGCGATGAACCTGTTTGCTTCGGTGTAGCGTTTCGCCATATCGTTGTAAAGGCGCTCCCAATCGATCGCCCCCGCTGTGTCGGCGTCCGCACGCTCAGGCGTAGGGGCGGCGTCAGCGTAGACAAGAGCGCGCCCGTTATGACGCATTGCCACGGGTTTGCTTCGCGTGATCGTGATGCCGGAATATTCGCCGCCTACAATGTCTGGAATAACCCACGCCACCGGCTGCGCCTCACGCGGTGCGCACTCGGCAGCGTCGATCTGAGCGTCACGCTTCCCTTTCGCCATACCGTCGAGATAGCCGCGCTGATATGCGGATTCGTTCGAATCACGCGGTGCGCACTCGGCTTGCGGGGCGTCTATAGTCACGCCGGGGTTTCCTTGCAGATCGGTTGCGCCTGATCCAACGACCGGAAACACATACGCCACCGCCTCACCCTTGCCGCCATCGGCGCGGGACGACAGCGCTGCTCGGGCTTGCCATGCCGTCCACCACGCCGAAACAGTCAGGTCTTTGTACCAAAGGTGCGGATGGTCACGCTCCAGCATGTGTTCGCGCCCAGACGCGGAAACCCACGCCTCGAACGCTTCCCGATCCCCATCGTCTGCCGCGCGTTTGTTGTCTGTCATTTCCGCTCCCTAGTCTGTGCGATCAGTTGATCGCTCGGAATCTGCGTCATCAGCGCGGCGAGTTCAAGCGCCCCGCTCTCGGTTTTCTGCATCAGCGTCGCGACAAGCGCGGCGCCCCGGTAAATCCACCACTTCACATAGGGCACGTCAGACCTCGAACGTGACCGGCACGGCGATTTTCAGCGCGCGTGCGTTGAGTCCGGCGCGGGCTTCGGCTTCGGTCTCGTACCAGTCCGCGTGACCGCCGGGAAAAATGTTCACGTAGACGGTTCTCGTCGTTTTCACTTCGTATCCTCTCGTTCGGGTTGTGCTGTTCTGAAATACTACCTGAACGAGAGCATATGTCAACAGGAGATTCAATGAAGCGCGCGCAATGCAAGGCGTTCGCGCGCTCCACTGGCGCGCAGTGCCAAGCGAAGGCGGTCCCCGGTAAAACCGTCTGCCGCATTCACGGCGGCGCATCGGACGGGGCGCCCAAAGAGAACCAACACGCCACGAAACACGGCATTTACGGGAAGTTCCTGACCGACGAGGAAAAAGGCGACTTCGACGCGGTGACGGCGCGCATCGGCACGCTTGACGCGGAAATCACGCTGCTGCGGTTCCGCATGCGCCGGGCGCTCGATGCAGAGGCGAAGGCGTTCGAGAGCGACAAAGACGGCCTCGAAGTCGTGCAGCGTCACGATCGCGAGGCGTCCGAGTTCGGCCCAGGCGATGAAACGGTGCGCAAGCGCGTCGATTACGGCGAGCACGTCGAGCGGATCGCGCGGCGCGTGGAATCGCTCGAACGCACGCGCGCCGAACTGGCGAAGCTCGCGCGCGAGAACCCTGACGCCGACGACTCGCCGGTGACGGAAATCGCCGTTCACGTCGTAACGGCTGAAAACGTGCACCTGTACCGGGACGAAGGCAATGACGAAGAGGCTTAATCTCGTCATGACCGCGCCGCAGTCCGAGTTTTTCATGATGGAGGAAAAGTATTGCGCCTTCGTCGCGGGCTTCGGAACTGGCAAGTCGGAAACGATGGCGAACTGCGCGGTGCGCGACGCCATGCACTCGTCGTCGGCGATGGTCGCTCTCTACGAGCCGACATACGACTTGATTCGCCTCATCATGGCGCCGCGTATGGAGGAAAAGCTTTCCGAAATCGGCGTTCGGTACAAGTACAACAAGACCGAGAACATCATCTACACGTCGTCGAGCGGCATCGGCGACTTCGTGTTGCGCACGCTCGAAAACCCGGCGCGGATCGTCGGTTATGAGAGCTACCGCGCGCACGTCGACGAACTCGATGTGCTGCCCGAAGATAAGGCGCGGCTCGCGTGGCAAAAGATCATCGCGCGAAATCGTCAGCGCGTGCGCGTGAAGCAGGCTGACGGCAAGTGGAAAAAGATGCTCAACCGCGTGAGCGCTTACACGACGCCGGAAGGGTTCAAATTCACTTACAAGACGTGGAAAAAAGACCCGAAGAACGGCTATCGGATGCTGCAAGCGGCGACCGCCTCGAACCCATTCCTGCCTGATGACTACATTCAGGGCTTGATGGATTCATACCCGCCGCAGTTGATCGCGGCGTATCTGCGCGGCGAGTTCGTCAACCTGACGCAAGGCACGGTCTATTTGTGCTTCGACCGCGCGCAGAGCGTGAAGCCATGCCCGTATAACCCGGCGCTGCCGCTTCACATCGGCATGGACTTCAACGTCAACCCAATGAGCGCGAGCGTTCACCAGGAGCAGCCGAACGGCGAAATCTGGTGCGTCGGCGAGTTCACTGAGATGACGAGCAACACGCACGACCTCGCGGACAAGATCGCGGCGCGCTACGGGCGCCCGTCGTTCGACCCGACAAAGCCGGACCTCTCGCACATCACGATCTATCCCGACCCGGCCGGCACGCAGCAGAAAACGAGCGCGCAGGGCAAGACGGACATTTCGATTCTGCGCGAAAAGGGATTCCGCGTCATTCACATGAACGCGCACCCGCTCATTCGCGACCGCATTAACTACGTGAACGGCTGGCTGCTCAACGCGAACCGCGTGCGGCGCTATTTCGTCGACCCGTCGTGCGAGAACGTCATCCAGTGCTTCGAGCAGCTTGTGTATGACCCGAACACCGGGCAACCCGAGAAGAAGAGCGGCGCGGATCACATGCCCGATTCGGTCGGTTACTACCTCTGGACAAAACACGTTTGGATACCGGCGCAACGCCATCAATCCGAGCACATGAACCGATAAAACATGACTCATGACTTGCGCCTGGGCGATTGCCTTCAGGTGATGGAAACGCTCGCGCCGGCGTCGGTCGATCTGATTCTGTGCGATTTGCCCTACGGAACGACGCGCAACAAATGGGATTCGGTGATTCCTCTCGATGCACTGTGGTCGCATTACAGCCGGATTGCAAAGCCGAATGCGGCGATTGTGCTGACTGCGCAGGCGCCTTTTGACAAGGTGCTTGGCGCGTCTAACGTCTCAGCTCTCCGCTATGAATGGATTTGGCGAAAAGAGGCGGGAACCGGATTTCTGAACGCGAAGCGCGCGCCGCTGAAAGACCATGAAAACGTGCTCGTGTTCTATCGCGATCCGCCGACGTACAACCCACAGATGCGGACCGGATTCAAGCCGTACAAGTGCGCGCAGGGTAAGACAAAGAGCGCGAACTACGGCGCGCAATCTGGTGCGGTGACAGAAAGCAACGGCGAACGCTACCCGCTGACCGTGCTCGATTTCCCTCGCGACAAGGGCAAGGTTCACCCCACGCAGAAGCCCGTCGCACTCATGGAGTACCTGATTCGCACGTACACGAACGAAGGCGACACGGTGCTTGATAACTGCATGGGGTCCGGCACAACCGGCGTCGCATGCGCCAACACCGGCCGCAAGTTCATCGGCATCGAGCGCGATCCCGGCTATTTCGACATCGCGCGCAAGCGCATCGAGGCTGCACATGAAAATCAAGACCTATTCGACCTTGCTTCAAATGGAGCATTACGAACCGGAACATGAGCCGCGGCTGTTCGAAGCGGTGTTCGAGCAAACGGGCTTCGACACGGTTTCCGCGGTCATGACGCGCGTTCCTGATGGCGTGATCGGCTCGACCCATCTCACACAATACCGGATTCACTGATGTGGCAAACCCTCAAAGAGCGGCACACGAAAGATAAAGATTTGCCCGATCGAGCGCACCTGATCGGATGCCTGACGGCGATTCTCGACGGCACACAATACGAAGTGCTGCCCTACTCGTTTCACACCGAGAAGAACGAATCCGAAGAGTACATTCCGCTGCGCGATCGCCGGCCATCAGTGCGTTACGCGCTCTGCTCGTCGGTCGTCGATGATTCGGTCGGCCTGCTGTTTTCCGAAGAGCATTTTCCGAAGGTCACGAGCGAGAACGCCGACGCGGCAGAATCGCTCGAAGCGATCGCGAAGGATTGTCACCTGAACGAGACCATGATCGACGCGGCGACGCGCGGCGCGGTCGGCTCGGTCGCGGTGCTGATGCGCGTGCTGAAAAATCGGCTGTTCTTCGACGCGCTGAACACGCAATACCTCACGCCGGTGTGGCAAGACGACGCGCCCGACACGCTCGCGAAAGTCGTCGAACTGTACAAAACGAAGGGTCGCGCGCTGAAGGCGCTCGGCTATCCGATCGGCGACGACGATCTTGCGAAAGATTACTGGTTCCGGCGCGAATGGGATCAAAGCGCCGAATCATGGTTCGTCCCGATGCCGGTCGCGAAGGAAAGCGACCCGGAAGCGATGACGCGCGACGCCGGCCGCTCGGTCTCGCACGCGCTCGGCTTCGTGCCTATCGTCTGGATTCGCAACCTCCCAGGCGGCGACGACATCGACGGCAAATGCACCTTCGCGAAGGCGATCGACACGAACATCGAACTCGATTACCTGCTCTCGCAAGGCGGGCGCGCGCTGAAGTACGCGAGCGACCCGACGCTGATGATCAAAGAGCCGGCAACAGGTCAAGGCGGCTCGCTCGTCAAGGGCGCCGGCAACGCGATCACGGTCGGCGCTGACGGCGACGCGAAGTTGCTCGAAATGAGCGGCGACGGCACGAACGCGCTGCTCGAATACGTGCGCCTCGCGCGACAGGTTGCGCTCGAATCCATTCACGGCAACAAGGCCGACGCCGACAAGATCGCCGCCGCGCAGTCGGGCCGCGCGATGGAACTCATGAATCAGGCGCTTATCTGGCTCGCCGACAAGCTGCGCATCTCCTACGGCGAAAAGGGCTTGCTGCAACTCTATCGCATGATCGCGAAGGCGTCGCAGAAAGCCGCATTGGTCGACTCGAACGGCGAGAAGATTCCCGCCATCGCGACCGACAAGCCGTTTGTTTTGAAGTGGCCGGAGTGGTATGCCCCGACATTCGCCGACAAGACGAACGAAGCGAGCACCCTCGGCGCGCTGACGCAAGGCGGCTTGCTCTCTCGCGAAACCGCAACGACATCAATCGCCGAGCAGTATGACGTCGAAGATGTTCCCGCCGAACTCGCCCGCATCAAATCCGAGACCGCCGACGCGGATGCTCGGGAAGTGGCGAAAGCGGCGGCGCTAAAACCTGTTCCCGACAACGAAGGGAACTGATCGCGCAGATGCGCAACACCGAACGGCCCGCTCGATGCGGGCTTTTTTCATTTTTAGGGCGGGCAGATGCCCGAATCCACACACATGCGAATCTCGAACCTCCTTTCCTTCCTGCTCGGCTTCTCCGCAACGTTCCGCCTCGGCGTCGAAGGTGACGACAACCCCGGCGGCAACGCACCGGACAACCGGCCGGCGCCGAAAGAGTCATTTTCCCGCGAGTACGTGAGCGAACTGCGCGAAGAAAACAAGTCGTGGCGGCTGAAGATCAGCGAGCGCGACACCGAACTCTCGACGCTCAAAGCGAAGGTCGCGGAACTCGAAACCGGCAGCAAAGACGCGCTCACGAAGGCCGAACAAGCCGCGAACGATCGCGTGCTGCGCGCCGAACTGAAAGCGGTCGCTGCGAAGCACGGCGTCGTCGACGTGAACGACGCGCTGAAGGTGCTCGACCTCGCCGGCGTGAAGCTCGACGAGAAAGGCGACCTCATCGGCGCCGACGAACTGTTCGACGCCGCGAAGAAGGCGAAACCGTACCTCTTCGCCGCAGTGAGCACGTCGAGCACGAGCAAGACGCCGCCCGCCGGCGCCCCGAAGCCGGTCGATGTTCGCACCGCAGACGCGAAGGATTACGAGGCACAGAAAGCGGCGTACCTGAAGGCGTCGCGCTAACCCGCCCGAACCGAGCAGTAACCCATCCAACGAAGCCCGCCACTGTGCGGGCTTTTTGCTTTTAAGGACGCATCACATGCCGATCAGCAATTTCCCCGCCGCTCTTCAACCGGCGATTCAGCAAGGTTTCCTGGCTCGCGAATTCCAATCTGGCCTCGAATCGCAAATCACCTACCGCGCCGTCGCCGATCGCGAGAAGTTCGCGAACGCGGTCGGTGAAACGATCACCAAGACCCGCCGCGGCCTGAAGGCGCCCGTTACGGCTCCGCTGAACCCGGCCGGCAACACGAACCTCGACAACGGTCTCACGCCGTCCGGCTGGACCATCGAGCAGTACACGCTCGGCATCGATATGTACGGCGACACGATGGACCTGAACATGGTGACGACTCGCGTCGGCATCGCGTCGCAGTTCCTCCAGAACGCGCATGTGAACGGCGTTCAGGCGATGCAATCGCTCGACCGCCTCGCGCGTAACAAGCTGTTCGGCGCATACCTGTCGGGCAACACCCGCGTTCGCACGACCCTCGGTGCTCCGGCGGCGACGGTTGCTGTCGACGACGTGCGCGGCTTCCAGTATGTGAGCGCAAACGGCGTTCTGGTCCCGGTCTCGGGCACGAACACGCTGACGGTCGTTTTCGCGAACGGCAATAGCTACACGCTGACCGGCGTCGCTGTCGACGGCTCGAACGTGTCGACCGCACCGCAAGGCGTGAGCGGAACGCTTACGTTCTCGGGCAACGTGTCGGTTGCCGACGCAACGGTCGGCAACTCGGTCATCGCTGCAAACGCCGCATCGGTTCTGCGTCCGAACAGCAAGCTCTCGACGTCCGCAATCGTCGGGACCGACCTGCTCACGATGCAAGACCTGCTCGCCGGCGTGACGGTGCTGCGCAACAACCGCGTGCCGACGATCGGCGGCCTGTACAACTTCTACGCCGACAACGCGCAGTTGAAAGGTCTGTTCAAAGACCAAGATTTCAAGCTGCTCTATCAAGGTCAGTACGGCTCGACCGAATTCAAGACCGGCCAAGTCATCGAAATCATGGGTCTGCGAATCATCCCGACGACCGAAGCCCCGCAGCAATCGCTGGCCGGCGTGAACGTGCACCGCGGGATCATGTGCGGTCAAGGCGCGCTGATCGAAGGCGATTACGAGGCGATTTCGAACAACGACATCGGCGACGACAACGCGCTCATTGAAATGCTCGACGGCGTTGCAATGGTCACGCGCGAACCGCTCGACCGCCTGCAACAGATCATCGCGCAGTCGTGGTACTGGATCGGCGGCTTTGCGGTTCCGACCGACATCACCGCGAACCAAAACATCATCCCGACCGCGACGAACAGCTACTACAAGCGCGCTGTCGTGATCGAATCGGCCTAATCGGTCATGGGGCGCTTCGGCGCCCCTTTTCACGAGGTAATCATGAGTGACGCAACCGCGCCAGACGGCGCACAGGCGCCTCTCGCGACCTCGGATGCACCGATAGACGCACCGAAGGTCACGAAGCCCGCCAAGGCGGCAAAGAATGCGCCCGCGCTCCCGGATTCGGTGACGCTCGCGGCGCCTCACGGCTTTTACGACGAAGCCGGCGACCTGCAAGCATGGCTCGCGGGCGAAGTCGTGACGGCGAAAGCCGAAATCAAACTACTGATCGAGCGCGGCGCGCGCTTGCTCGGCATCAATGGAGAGCAAGGCTAATGCTCACCGACGCTCAACGGGTCGATGTTCGGCGCTTCTGCGGCTTTCCGCTCTTCGGCGGGCAACCCGTTCAGGCGTTCGGGCATCGCTTTTATCAGCAGTACGGCACGCTCGAATTTCGCATGTCGAACATGCAAGACGCCGAAGAGTCGGTTGTCGTCAATTACCTGACGCAACTCACCGCGCTCGAAACGGCGATCTACGGCACGAGCGACAACCTCGATACCGACGTCGCCGCGGTATGGACGCACAACAAAAACGAGCAGCGCGACCGCGAAGCACTGTTCGACTCGACGCGCCGACGGCTGTGCGCGTTCTTCGGCATCCCGCCCGGCCCGGCGTTCGACGTCACCGGCGGCGCATCTATCACGCTGGTGGTCTGATGGACGGCGCCAAAGCACAAGCCCAGGTCTACAAGGGATATGCGCAGGTCGCGAAGCGCCTCGGCAACGCCTTCACGCTCTACCGGCCGACTTCTGCTGATATGAGCGCCGCGACGATCGTTGCGACAAGCTTTCTCGCGAGCCTGAACGCCGAAGATATGACCTATCGGCGCCCGAACAAATACGGCAAGCCGACATGGTTCGCCGTGATGGACGGTCGCGTGACGCAGGTCGGCGATTACCTCATCGGCGATACCGGGAAATTCTTCGTCGCCGCTCAACAGCCGCTTTTGCCGATTCTCGTCGTCGAGTGCAATCGCACGGTCAATATCACGCGCCCGCAGGTTCAAACCGCATACGGCGCCGTCACCGACTACGAAGGCACGACCGCGGCGAACGAAACGCCGCTGATGACCGGCTGGCCGGCTTCGGTGCTGCAAGGCACGAAGGGCGAGAAAGGCGGCGTCGCGCTGCCCGGCGACGTTCGCGATGCGTGGTGGGCGGTGCTGCTCCCGGCGGTTCCTGGCGTCATCCTGCGCGCCGGCGACCTGATCGCCGACGAACTCGGACGTCGCTACATCGTGTCGAGCGCGGAACTTAGCGACCTCGGGTGGCGAATTACATGCCAACAGGGGCAGACATGAGCGACCTATCTGATGTGCAGAATGTTCTCGTCGGGCTGATTGCCGGCTGGCTCTACCCGAGCGGCACGAACAACCCTTCGGCGGTCGGCTTTCCTGTGCGCGTGGGCGCCGGTTGGCCGACAGCCGCAACGCTCGATTCCGACCTCGCGGCCGGCGTCGCGCATGTGTCGATCTACGCAACCGCGACCGAGCGCAAAACGACCCGCTACATGCAGGGCTGGCAACCGCTCGCGACCTTCGCGCCGACGATCACGCTCGCGAAGGCGGGCAGCGTCGTAACAGTCGGCGGCGCAATGCCTGTTCCGTTCTCGGCGCAAAACCTCGCGGTATTCGTCGGCAACTCGCCGTATTCCTACGCGGTGCAGCCGACCGACACGCTGACGAGTATCGCCGCCGCGCTCGCCGCGGTCATCGCGCAGGACTATCCCGGCACGACAAGCTCGGGCGCGAACATCACTCTGCCCGCGAATGCAGCGCTCGGCGCGCTGCGAACGGGCGGCACCGGAACCGCGATCAAGGTCATCAAAAACCAAGACCGCATGTTCCAAATCACGCTTTGGTGCAGCACGCCGGCGCAACGCACGGCGCTCGTCAACGTGATCGACCCGAATCTCGCCGACCTCGTGTTTCTCGCGATGCCCGATGGCTTCAACGCGCGAATCATCTACGCGGACAGCCCGCAGCAGGACATCGGCGAGAAAGCGCGGCTCTTTCGTCGTGACCTTCGGTATCGCGTCGACTACTCGACGACGAAGGTCATCAATGCGCCGCAAGTCATTGTCGGCGACCTCAACATCGTGACCGATGCAGGCGCCGTTCTAAAACCCGTCTAGGAACCCTCTCCCACATGGCAAAGCAAGACGACGCGCCGACGTTCGATTACGAACTCGTCGTGCTGCATCAATTCGGCTTCACCGAGCGCGGAACGCGCATCAGTGACGCAGCCGAAATTCAGAAGGTGATCGACGAAGGTCACGCCGACAAATGCGTGAAGGTCGCGAAGGAGGCTAAATAATGCCGATTTATCAAGCGGGTAGTTTGAATTTTTCGGCGCTCTCGGCTCCCGGCGTTTATCTGTCGATCCAAGCGCCGCCGCTCATCATCAACGGCGTCCCGTCGAACATTCTCGGCGCGGTCGGTATCGGCTCCTGGGGGCCGGTGAATGCGCCGGTGCTCGTCGGCTCGCCGAATGACGTGACGCAATGGCTCGGCTCGCCGATGGTGCGCAAATACGACCTCGCAACCGCAATGGGCGTGTTTTTCCTGCAAGGCGCGACCGCCGTTCAATACGTGCGCGTCACTGACGGCACCGACGTCGCGGCGACCGGCAAGCTGATGGACACCGCAGCAACGCCGGCGATCGGCGCGAACCTGACGGCGTTCTACACCGGCACGCGCGGCAACTCGATCACCGCGGCGATGACCGCTGGCACGAAGGCGAGCACGTTCAAGCTGACGATTTCGCTTCCGGGCGTTCAATCCGAAGTGTTCGACAACATCGCCGGCTCGGGCGCTACGCTCTGGGCGGCAGTCGTCAACGCGGTAAATAACGGTCAGTCGAACGTTCGCGGCCCGTCGCAACTCGTCGTCGCAACCGCCGGCCCGGCAACCGCCGCGCCGAATATCGTGTCGACGGCAACGTTCGCATCCGGCACAGACGGCACGACGACGCTCACCGACGCGCTGCTCGTCGGCGTCGATGGCAACGCGGGCACGCGCAAAGGCATGTATTGCTTGCGCGGCACCGGCGCGCAGGTCGGTTGCTTGGTCGATCACTCGGACCTCACCGCCGCGTCGACGGTGCTCGCGTTTGCTCTCTCCGAAGGCATCTATTTCGGCTTGCAGGGCGCGCCGAGTGCGAATTACACGACGGTCTCGACCGCGCTCAACACGGCCGGCGCCGATGGTTACGGCGTCAAGGTGTTCGTCGGCGATTGGATCACGTATTACGACGCGACGAACAGCCAGAACCGCTTGCTCGGGCCGGCTACGTTTTGGGCGGGCAAGCAAGCCGCGCTGTCGCCGGAACAGTCGAGCTTGAACAAGCCGCTCTACGGCATCGTCGGCACGCAGCGCACCGCGCAAAACCTGCCCTACACGAGCGCGGAAATCGGTGCGATCAATCAAGCGCGTCTCGACGTGATCGGCAACCCGTCGCCGGGCGGCAATTACTACGCGACGCAGACGGGCGGCAACGCATCGAGCACGGCGGGCCAGGACGGCGACAACTACACCCGCATGACGAATTACCTCGCGCTCACGCTCGCGGCGGCATTCGGCACGGTGATCGGTCGCAATCAGACGGTCGACCTTCGCAATGAGGTCAAGTCGGCGATGCAAGCGTTCCTGTCGAACCTCTGGCGCCTCGACATGATCGGCGACGTCAACAACCCGACGCAAGCGCCGTTCTCGGTGCAGATCGACAAGGCGAACAACCCCGATTCGGCAGTCGCGAACGGGTACATGCAAGCCGACGTCAAGGTGAAATACCTGTCGGTCGTGCTGTTCTTCGTCATCAACCTGCAAGGCGGTCAGACGGTGCAAATCCAGTCGAGCGTTCAGTAAAACCCGGCCCGCATCGCGCGGGCTTTTTCTTTGAGGCTCAAATATGCCGCTCAACGGCTTTACTATCGGTCGCGACCTCTCGGTGAATATCCAGACGCCGGCCGGTGCCCTGAATCTCGCGCTGATTACGAAGTTCACCGCGAAACCCGACATCACCGACATCAAGGTGAAGGGTCTCGACGGCCGCACGCGTCACCTTCGGTTCCCTGACGGCTGGTCCGGCTCGTTCGAAGTCGAGCGCCAGGATTCGACGCTCGACGACTATTTCGCGAGTGAAGAGGCGAACTATTACGCCGGCCTCGACCTCGCGCCGTCGACCATCACCGAAACGATCACCGAAGCAAGCGGCGTCGTGTCGCAATACCAGTTCGTCGGCGTGATTTTCAAGCTCGACGATGCCGGCGACTGGGAAGGCGACAAGACCGTGAAGCAAAAGCTTTCGTTTGTTGCAGAACAGCGCATCAAGCTCTAATCCACAAGGAACATAAATGACGACAGTCAACGTCCGAAAGAAAGCAGCGGCACACGCCGAAACCCCTTCGAATGAACTCGTGAAAAAGGCCGCTGAAGCGGTCACGATCGACACGCCGAACGGCTTGACGGTGACGCTGAAGAAACCGGGCGTGCTGTCGCAGTTCCGGCTCGTCAAGATTCTCGGCGAAGCGGCGAAAAATCAGGTCTACGTCGGCATGGTGATTCCGATCACCTTCGTGACCTCGATCAACGGCGTCGCGGTCAACTACCCGAACAGCGAGCGCGAAATCGAAGCGGTGATTACGCGTCTCGACGAGGACGGCGTGACCGCGGTCATGCAAGCCGTCGCGGATAACTTCGGCGGCGAATCGCCCGACGAGCAGAAGGCCGAAGTAAAAAACTAGCGCGCTCCGTTGCAGTTCGCGAAGCGCTTTGGCTAGTTCGAAATGGCGTGCCGTTCGACGTTGCGTTTTCTATTGACGACGTGACGCGGACGGCTTTTTCTATCGTGTTCTCGGAGTTCGAAGGCAATAAATTCAACTTCGAGCGCATGGAATTCGTCGAGAAAGAATAATGCGCACTTTCAACAGTCTCGGCTCATTCGCGGCTCACTTGCTCTCGCGCGATGCGGCTGTCGCGTTTGCAATGCAATCGGGGCTTGAAGCAGTCGCACGACGCGTGCGCGACACCGCGCGCGAAGAACTCGGGCACTATCAGCCGGCAATCGGCCACTTTGACGCATGGTCGGAACTCGCGGACGCGACGAAAGAGGATCGCGTTCGCCAGGGCTTCACAGAAAACGACCCGCTGCTGCGATCGGGCGAATTGCGCCAGTCAATCAAGGCGACGCACAGCCACACCGAAGCAGTAATCGGCTCCGAATCCGATGTTGCGGTCTATCAGGAACTCGGGACCAACAAAATACCGCCCCGCCCTTTCCTCGGGCCGGCGGTGCTGCACAACGAGGAATGGATAAAGCGCCTACTCGGGCGCGCGTTCGTCTCCGGCTTTCTCGGCGAAGGCGTCGACGTGAGCACGCAAATGACGTCTCGCGAAATCAGCTAAACGCCTTCGCGGCGACATACGCCATCACGAACAGCAGCGCGAACGCCGGCGGCACGATCACCGCGAGCGCGACAGCGGCGGCGGCACGTTTCGCCAGGGTCGGCGCGCTTCGCGCATCGACGCGCCGCACGTTCGGGTATTGGACGAATGAGAACCGATCCGCCGCGAATTCATGGAGTCGAAACCTATAGGATTTTCTCATGTATGAAGCCTTTAAAATTGGCGTGCGCATCTCGCTCGTCAATGGAGTATCGCACGGCTTAATGCAGATGGCGCGTGAGTTTTCGCACGTTGAAAGCACGGTTCAGCGCTTGCAGCGTTCGATCAAGAATATGAGCGGCGCCAGCAAAGCAATGTTCGGCGGCACGCTCGCGATCGGCCTCGGCGTGTCGATTGGCGCATCACTTAAGCCCGCAATTGATGCGGCGTCGAAGTGGGAGAAGGCCAAGGCTAATTTTAGCTTGTTCGGCATGGACGGCAAGCAGAATCAGGAGGCGTTCGAGTTCGCGAAGAACATGAACATCGCCGGCTCGTCGTATGTCGACAACCTCAAAAAGATGACGGAAGCGCAGGGTGTGTTTCGCGAATCCGGTCTGAAAGGGAGCGCGGCGCTCGAAGGCGCGAAGCTCGCCGCTCCGATGCTCTCGAAGCTCGCCGTGTTGTCGAAGGCGAGCGGCAAGGAAATGTCGCACGCCGACGAGATGAACTTTTTGCGCGCGATCGAAGAAACGGGCGGCTTGCACAGCGCGGCAGAATTCAACCGACGCGGCGACCTGTATTACCGCATGGTCAACTCGTCGCAGGGCAATATCAAGTACGAAGATTTGCGCGCGTTCTTCGCGCGGGGCGGCGTCTCTGCGCTCAATCTCACCGACTCCGGCCTCTCGAAGCTTGAACCTATCATGGGTTCGATGAAAGGTACGTCAGCCGGTACGGCGCTGATGACGGCATACAACCGCCTGAACGGCAATATCAAGTTGCCGAATCAGATCGTGCACGAACTCATCAACTCGGGTTTGTGGAACGGGCAGAACGTCAAGTTCAACCCGCATGGCGGCGTCGCCAACATTCAGTCGAAGGGATTGCTTGCGGGCGCTGAATTGCTTCAGCAAGACCCGGCCGAATGGTTTCAAAAGTTCGTGCGCCCCATGTACGACAAGATGGGCCTCAAGACGCAGGCCGACCGCGACAATTACAACGTCAAGTTGTTCGGCCGCACTGGCGGCATGCTGTACTCGCAGATCGACCGCAATAGCGGAACGCTGTCGAACTCTGTCGACGCGGTGAGGAAGCAAAAGGGCATCAATTCGGCGTATGACACGCTGATGAACACGTTCGACGGAAAGAAGCAAACCGCCGCCGCATCGTGGGAAAAGATTCTGACGAACATCGGCGAACACGTTCTGCCGATCGTGAACCGCGGCATGGATGCGTTCAACAAGGTTTTGGGCGGCATCGAGTCGTTCACAAAGAATAATCCCGGTCTCGTGAAGGCGATAGCCGTCGCGGCGGCGCTCTTCGCCGTGCTACTCGTCGTCGGCGGCGCTGTCGCGATCGTGGGCGGAACGCTCGTGATGCTTGCGGGCGTCATCGGCGGCGCACTGACCGCCGGCATCGCTGCGGCGATGGTCGTGATTCCAGTCGTCGCGGGTCTTATCGTCGGCTTTTGGGGTGACATCAAAAGCGGGTTCACGTCGTTCGCCTCATATGTCGTCGAGATGGTCTCGGGTATGTGGGCGAAAGTGAAGTCGTTCCTTCCCGATTTTCTGGTCGGCGCCAGCAAGCCTGGCAATTCACCGGCTGCGGCGACGCCGGATTCTGCGCCGGATAGCCCGAAGGCCGCGAGCCCGACTGACTCTCACGTAAGGACCGCGGCCGATTCGAAGGCGGGCGGCAAGCATGGCGACGTCTATCTCGACTCGAAGAAGGTTGGTCAAGTTCTGTCTAAGCAAATGGCGAAAGACGCGAGCGCGCCGGGCAATTCGAACACCTTCGACTTCACGTTCGGACAAGCGTCCGCAGGGATGGCTTACTAATGGCGACCGTTCTCACCCTGGGCGATTTCGTATTCACTGAGTACGAAATCCCCGAGCACATCAACGTTCGGTCGCGGCATCAGGCGATCGTTCACCGGCTGGTCGGCGGCGCTCGGCAGGTCGACATGCTCGGCGCCGATCACGCGCCGCTCGACTGGTCCGGCTGGCTCGTCGGCACGACGGCGCTCGACCGCGCGCTCACGCTGAAGTCGATGCACGACGACGGCTTGCCGCTCACGCTGTCATGGTCGGAATTTCTGTACAAAGTCGTCATCACCGAGTTCGAGGCGGACTATCAGCGCGACTATCAGATTCCTTACCGCATCTCATGCACGGTCGTTCAAGACTATCTGAACGATGACGGCGGCGGCGCCGTGCCGACTGTCGACGACCTGATGAGCGGCGACCTCGCGACCGCGAACACGCTCGCGGCGGGCTTTCCTTCGCTTGCCGCGCCGATGGCGTCGCTCAATTCGGCAATCAGCACGGTTTCGTCGTTCGCAAGCGCGGCGAAAAGCACGCTCAACAGTGTTTTGCAACCGCTCAACGCCGTTCGATCGCAGGTTCAAGTTCTGATTTCGTCGACTGAAAACACGCTGATGAGCGTGACGACCCTCGGCGGCATTCTGCCGAATAACCCGCTCTCGACGAACGTCGCGAAACTCAGCACGCAGATTAACGCGATGACGAACTCGGCGGCGCTCGTGCAACTGAATAGCGTGCTCGGGCGCATGGGTTCGAACATCGGGCAAATCAACAGCGGCGTGAAAACCGTTCAAGTCTCCGGCGGCTCGCTCTTTGACCTCGCGTCGAAGTTCTACGGCAAGGTGAGCGGGTGGACGGCGTTGCAGAAGGCGAACCCGCAACTCGGCAGCGACACGAACATCAGCGGCAATCAGACAATCACGGTCCCGCCGTACACCGACGATTCAGGAGGGATTCTAAGTGCCTAACACCGCACAGACGGTGCGCGGCGCGGTGAAGTTGGCGACGAAGGGTGGAACTCTTTCGCCGATTAAGGGTTGGGTGGCGTTCGAAGTTGACAACAACAACTTTCTGAGCGCCGACACCTTTTCGGTCACGTTCGCCGCGAACAAGTTGCCGGCCGATCGCAGTCTTGCATGGATCACGAATCAGACCGAACTTTTCGTCGAGATATTCGCGGGCGTTCCCGCTGATGGCTCGAACTGGACCGCCGAAGAACTGACCTCGCTCATTTACGGGCAGGTTGATACGCTCGAATACGATCCAGTCGCCGGAACGGTTCACATATCCGGCCGCGACCTCACGCGCGTTTTCATCGACGCCAAGACGACGGAAAAATGGCAGAACAAAACCGCATCGCAGATTGCGCAAATCCTCGCGCAGCGGCACGGCATGACCGCCAAGGTCACGGCGACAAAGACGCTCGCCGGCAAGTTTTACGAAATAGATCACGAGAAGATGACCGCGGCGCGCACCGAATGGGATTTGCTCTGCGAACTCGCGCGCAACGAACAGTTTTACGTTTGGGTGAGCGGTCAAACACTCAACTTTCACCCGAAGCCTGATCCGGCGAGTGTCACGCCGTTTCGCGTCACGTGGACGCCGCCCGATGGCGAAACCGGCTACTCGCGCAGCAACGTCGAATCGCTCAAGCTCGAACGCGCGCTGACGGTATCGAAAGGAATCGTCGTCGTCGTGCGATCGTGGAATGACGCCGCGCAAAAGACGTTCACGACGACATATCCGCCGAGCAAGCAAACGACGGTCAAGCCCGGTGCGTCGCAGGTCGGCAGCGGATCGCAAACCTACTATTACAGCGTCCCGAATCTGACGCAGGAAAAGGTATTGCAGTTCGCGCAAGCGAAGTACGCGCAAATCATCCAGCACGAGATGCGATGCGAGTTCACGATTCCCGCCGCCGGAAACGACGCGCTGACGGTCGCGAGCCTCGTTCAACTCGTCGGCACTGGCACGAAGTTCGATCAGACGTACTACCCCGATTCGCTGCGGCGCGCGCTGAGTTTTGACAGCGGATACACGCTGACCGTCAGCGCAAAGAACCATTCACCCGACACTCAGGAGCTTACGTGATATGGGGCGCCATTTAGCTAACGCGATGAGTCAGCGCGCGGCGCTCGCGATGCTCGACCTTTCGAAGCCGCTGACCGGAATCGTCACGTCATACGACCCGGCGAAGCACGCGGTAAAGGTCACGATACAGCCCGAAGGCGTTGAGGTTGCAGGCTGGATTCCGCTTGGCGCGATCGGCGTCGGCAACGGCTTCGGAATCGTGTGCGGCCCGAGCTTGGGCGATATGGTGCAGGTCGCGTTCAGTGAAGCGAACCCGGCCGCGCCGCGCATCCTCGGGCGGTTCTTCTCGAACGTGAATGTGCCGCCGGCGGTCCCTTCTGGCGACACGTACATCGTCCACAAAAGCGGGAGCGCGCTGAAGTTCAACGGTGACGGCACGATTACCGTCGCCGCGACGTCGAGCATCACCTACACGGCGACGCAACATCACTTCGTCGGCCCGGTGCAGATGGATCACACGCTGAACGTCAATCAGAACGTCACGAGCAAGGCCGACATTCAAGACAACACCGCGTCGAACTCGCACACGATGTCGCAAATGCGCGCGATCTACAACTCGCACACGCACCCGGTTACGGGCGTTCAATCCGGCGGGTCGACTGTCACATCGAACGCGCCGACTCAGCAGGAGTAAGCGCATGTCCGATATTTATCATTTCTGGTCGAACGACTTGAACGTGTCGCCGAGCGGCGATCTATTACTCGCCGACTCGACCGACACGACGCAGCAGCAAATTCTCCGCGCGCTTCTCACCAATCCCGCCCTATCTGATCGCGCCGGCAACCCGCTCGCAACCGCTGATTACTCGGATCATCCGGCATTCGGCGCGGGCCTGCCGCGGCGCGTCGGCTCGACGCTCAATGTCGCGGAGCTACGCGCCATCATTCGCGGCGTCGTCGTCTCGTTTCCAGGTGTCGCGCGCAATCCCTCGCCAGTGATCGACGTTCTGCCTTTCAACGACGGCGCGACGATCAATATCCAGTACGCGGACCTGATCACCGGCACGACTGAAACCCTCTCCTTCGACATCAATCAATGAGCGTCAACACCCAATCATTCACGCAAATCTTGACCGGGTTCGCGACGACTGTGCAGGGCGCCGCCTCGTCGCTCGTGAACTTCGTTATCGGCTCGGTTCTCCGCGCCATCGGCGAGGGTACGGCATGGGTCGCGCTCTGGCTCCAAGGTCTCATTCTGAGTGCGATCGCACTCACCCGCGCGGCGACGTCGAACGGTGCGGACCTCGACACATGGTTCGCGCAGTACGGATTCACGCGGCTCGCGCCGACAGCGGCAAGCGGTCAGGTCACGTTCTCGCGCTTCACGACGACGCAGCAAGCGGTCGTGCCTGTCGGGTCGATCGTTCAGACTGGCGACGGGTCGCAGCAGTATCAAGTCGTCGTCGACACGACGAACGCTGCCTATAGCGCGACGCTCGGCGGCTTCGTGATCGCGGCCGGCTCGGCGTCTGTTACGTGCTCGGTTGTGAGCATCACCGCCGGCTCGAACTCGCTGAGTCTGCCGGATTCCTCGGGCAACGTGAGCGCGGGCGCCATCAGCGCGCTTTACCAGTCGATTCCATTCGTCGACACGGTGACGAATGCGCTCGCCTTCGTGAACGGAGTCGACGCGGAAACGGACGCCGCTGCGCGCATTCGCTTCGTCGGATACCTCGCATCACTCGCGCGAGCAACGAAAGCGGCAATCGGCGCGGCAATCACGGCGCTCGGCTCGAACTTCACCTATTCGATCACCGAGAACCAGACGAAGGCCGGCGTTACACAGATGGGGTATTTCTTCGTCGTCGTCGATGACGGAACCGGCGCCCCAGGCTCGACCGTGCTCTCGGCGGTTTATAACGCGGTCGATGCGGTGCGCCCCTTCACTTCGACGTTCGGCGTATTCGCTCCGACAGTCGTCAACGCGACGGTTGTGATGACGCTGAAAACGACGTCGACAGGAGTTGACCATTCGACGACGTGCTCGCTCGTGCAAACGGCGCTTCTCTCGTATATCAACACGCTCCCGCTCGGCGCGACGCTCCCTTACTTCAAGCTCGGGCAGATCGCCATCGACGCATCGAGCGACGTTCTCAGCGTGCTCACGCTCACGGTGAACGGCGCAACGGTTGATTTGGCAGCGACGAATCAGCAGGTCATCAAATCGACTTCCGTATCGGTGAGCTAATGGCGACAGGAGACCAAGCGGATTTCTTCGCGCGCATCAAGGCGCGCATGCCGAGCGGTTGGTTCGGGACCGATTCGCCGATTCTCGATGCTCTGCTCGGCGGTATCGCATCGGCGTTCGTCGCAGTGTATGCGGCTTATCAATACCTGCTTGCGCAAACCCGGCTTCAGACGTCGACCGATGGTTGGCTCGACATTTCAGCCGCCGACTACTTCGGCGAGAACGGATTGCGGCGCTTGCCGAACGAGACCGACGCGAATTATCGGACGCGGATCAAAATCAACATCGTGCGCGAGCGCGGCACACGCGCGGCGATCACGAAGATTTTGACCGACCTCACCGGGCGCGCGCCGACGATCGTCGAGCCGACCCGGCCGCAGGATACGGGCGCCTATGGCTTCGCGCTCGGCTACGGCGTCGCCGGCGCATACGGCTCTCTGCTGCTCAACTATCAAGCCTTCGTCACCGCGTACCGTCCGGCCGGCTCCGGCCTTCCGTATATCCAAGGCTACGGCACATCACCCGGCGGATACGCGACGCCATCGCGCGCAGCTTACGCAAACATCGGCGACATGACGACCGGCGTCACCGATGCGGCGATCTATGCCGCGATCGCTTCCGTTCTGCCGGCCGCGACGATCGCATGGGTTGCCATCTCAAACGGCCCCGGCGCACTGCCGAGTTATCTCGATTCAACATTCGCGCTAGACAGTTCCAGCTTGTTCTAGTCGATCTTTCGATGGGTACATATGTCGAATTTCACAAGCGGCCAAATTTTAACGGCCTCGCAGCTTAACTCCGCGTTTGCGGGAAAGATGGATGCGACAAGCCTTGCGCTCTCCGCTACTCCCGAGAAATACGGCGCGGTCGGCGACGGGGTAACTGATGACTATATCGCCATCACTTCCGCGCTCACATCGGGCGCTTCGGTCGTATGGCTCAACCCAGGCAAGACGTATCGCATCGCGACTGGGATCGTCGTTCCCGCCCAGGTAACGCTAGCGTCTTTTGGGATGGGTCCGACTCGCGCAGGATACGGCGCAAAAATCATCGCGGATTTGAGTGTTCCGATTGCCGTCACGCTTGGTGGCACGAACGGCAACAACGATAGCGCCTGCCTGCGTGGCGTCGTCGTCACGCGCGCGACAGGTACGCCGCCGGCGGGCACTATTGGCGTCCAAGTTCAAAACACTTATGGCTCGATCATAGAGGACGTCTACAGCGTCAGCCATGCAGTCGGATATTGCTTCAAAGGAAACGGGGTCTCGGCAGGAATTAATGCATGGTGCAACCGGATTTATACCGGAGGCATCAACGATTCTCATATCGTTGTTGATTCATGGCCGGAGGTTCGTTTCTCGCAAAGCCGATTCGGGATGGGCGTCGGCGACTACGCATGCAATTCGTATATCCGGGTTCAGGGCGGGTCGACGGTCAACTCGGCGAACGGACCTAACACGATATTCATTACGAACTGCCATTTCAATTTGCGCGGCGGATCGTATATCGCAAACTCGTTCATCAATTTCGCCAACCAACTTTCAGGCTCGATTTCCGATACCGGCGAAATTCATATCAATAACGTACACGTCGAAACGTGTACGGCTGGCATCACATCTGACTCGACGTGGACGCTCGTCAAGCGCGTCAACATCAGCAATCTGAACTGGAACACTGGTGGCACGTCGCAGTTCATCGCGCTCGATCCGGCAACGCAGGTTTCTGAATGGCTCATTAGTAACAGCCTTATTTTTGGCAATATCACGCTTGCTCCTACGCTCTCAATTCAGAGTTTCATCATGAGCAACGTGAAGGCGTTCGCCGGAAGCATTACGGGCGCGAGCGGATCGAACGTCACATTGAGCAACAGCCAATTTACGCAGGGGCTTACCCTGGCGGGCGCGTTCGATTATCTGAGCGCCGACGTGCAATGCATTCAGAATTCGACGCTTACTAACACCGCGACGATTGCAAAGGGCGGTCAAGTTAAGGTGAACGGCGCAACCAATGTCCCGCGGGTCTTGGCACAGTCGGCGGTCGCGGCGAGCGTCACCGGGACAACGACAGAAACCGTTCTGGCGACGGTCCCTATACCGGCCGGCGCTATCGGCAAGAACGGCTCTCTCCGCGTGACAGCATTGTGGCGCGCGGGCGCTAACAATGCAAACGTGAAGTCGGTCATCTATCGTTATGGCGGCGCCGCCATCACGTCGACGGGGGTGACATCAACACTCACATATCAAGATCAGCGCGTGATGTTTAATCGCGGCGCGCAGAACTCTCAAGTCACCTATAACGGGGCGGCAGGATATGGGGCAGGCTCTTCAGTTGGCACGATCACAACTGCGGTTGATTCGAGCGTAGCTCAAAACCTAACGCTTTGCGTGGCGCTCGCAAGCGCGACTGACACAGTGTATTTGGAGGCGTTTCTTGTTGAGGTAATCAACCCATGAAATTCCTCGACGAATAATCCCGCCGACACGCATCACCAAGCCCGCCGCGAGCGGGCTTTTTCTTTTGGAGATTCACTTTGGATCGTCAGATTGTTTATCCCGGCGCGGTTCCGCTTGAAACCGACCTCCTGAACACGAACAAAAATGCGATGTTCGCGCTCGGGCAGTTGTGCCAAGACGCATTCGGCCAAGGCGTGACCGGCCCATTCTTCACCGGCCTCGCGTGCGTTCCGAACACGCCGGCGGCGATGAATGTCATCGTGCAACCGGGCGCGGTGTATGCGCAGGCGGCGCTCGATGCGACGGCTTACTCGTCGCTTGCAGCCGATTCGACCGTGACGATGAAGCAAGGCATTCTCAAGGCGGCGCAGACCTTCGCGACGCCAGCGCCGACGACTTCCGGGCAGTCGATCGTCTATCTGATTTCCGCATCGTTCCTCGAAGCCGATACGAGCGCGACCGTGCTTCCGTATTACAACGCGTCGAACCCGGCGCAAGCGTACAGCGGCCCGAACAACCTCGGCACGTCGCAAAACACGCTGCGTCAGGACACGGTTCAATTGACGCTCACGACGGGCGTGCCGGCGACGACCGGCTCGCAAGTGACGCCGGCAACGCCTAACGGTCAAACTGCGCTCTACACGATCACGGTCGCATATGGCGCATCGACGGTCGTCGCCGGAAACATCGCGAAGGTTTCTAGTTCTGCGTTCTTCCCTGGCTTCGTGCGACAGGATGGATCGACGCCGTTCACGGCGGCTCAATCGGGCGTGACGCCTGCGCAGTTCGACAGCAGCACGAAGCTTGCGACGATGGCGGCGCTGTGGCAGCGCGGCGTTGCATTTGGTTCGCAAGTAGTCTTGAATGGAGCGACTTCGCTAACTGCCGCGCTTCATGCTGGCCGCGAATGCACTATCACGGCGGCGTCAGCGCAAACTCTGCCGCTCGCTTCGACATGCCCGGCTGGCACTGTTATTCATTTTTGCAGTCAGGTTAATGGCGCGTCTGTGGTTCGGAGCGGGTCGGATAGCATGTCTATGACGCCAAGTTCGACAAATAATACGCTCAATCTTAACGATACGCTAACGCTGATGAGTGACGGCAATAGCACTTGGCTTGGCGTTGGCGGGTCTGTTCAGTTTAAGGCGTCTGTATCATTTGCGACTCTGACCCCGGTCGTCCAAACATACACAGGCTCATGGTCGGCGAGTTATTCAAATAACGTGAATGTTTCTGCGACGGCGCCGTGCGCTGGAACAGTTTACGCCTTTGGATCGCTAAATTTGGCTGCTGCGGGAACCGCGGGCACACTTGCCACGACCCTGTATATCAACGGGTCGGCAGTCTCAAACGATAGCACCCTGCTTCCTCAGTGGCATCAGGGTGTTGCGTCCGTCACGCGCGGACAGTCGATCGCCGTGCAGTATGCGGCGGCGGCTAGCGCAGGATTCTCGCCGACTACCGCCGCCACTATCCGGGTTGGTCTCCTGTTCATTCCGTCCTAATTTTATTGGATAGTCAAACATGCGTTATTACTTCCTTGTTGATGCGGGCGGCGCCATTATTGGAACTGGCTGCACACCGGACGGCACATTCCCGAATGGCGCTATCGAGTGCGATCAGCAGCAAAACCAGAATCCGCACGGTTATTCGATCATTGGCGGCGAGGTGATTGAAACGCCGCCTTCGGGCGCCGAACTGCTCGCCGCAGCGCAAGCCGCAAAGATCGCCGAACTGTCGGCCGCGTGCAAAGCCTCGATCGTCTCTGGCTTCACATCGAGCGCGCTCGGCGCCGCGTACACATACCCGGCAAAGGACACCGATCAGCAAAACCTCGCGTCGAGCGTAATCGACTCGCTGTTGGCTAACGGTGCGGCTGGATGGGTTACGCCGTTCTGGTGCGCTGATGCCTCGGGCGATTGGGAATTCCGCGCGCACACCGCCGCGCAGATTCAGAAGGTCGGTCAAGACGCGAAAGCCGCTGTTCTCGCTGCGATGGCGAAGAATCAAACGCTCGCCGGACAAGTCGCTGCGGCGGCAACGGTCGACGCGGTGAATGCGATCGCCTGGGGATAAGCGATGCTCTCGCGATGGTTCTGGAATGTGCTGATCGCGCTCGATCAACTCGTCAACGCGCTCGCCTTCGGTGATCCTGACGAAACGATTTCTTCGAGATCCGCGAAAGCCATGCAGGAGGGTAAGCGATGGGGCTGCGTGCTCTGCCGCTTGCTGAATTTCGTGCAGGCGAATCATTGCCTCCGGTCGCTCGAACCTGATGAGGGAGCGCGCGCAGTCATACCCGACTGACGCATCACACACAAGCCGCCTTCGGGCGGCTTTTTCTTTGGATGACCGATGGATTTTCATATTGTCAGCGAATGGGCGGGGCAGATTGTCACAGCGTTCGCCGTTCTGCTCTTTTGGGCTTATCGCAGTCTCAACTCACGCATCGGCGACGCTGAAAAAGCCAATGCGAAATTGGCGCTCCATGTCGCCGAAGAATACGTATCGGTGAAGCGGTTCGACGCCTATATTGAGCGGTTCGATAAAGCCGTCGACACGATTTTCCAGAAGCTAGACAGCATGAGCGACAAGCTCGACCGGAAGGCGGATCGCACATGAACATCACGCCGGCCCTACTCGAAAACGCATGCCAGTCGATGACGGTGAACGCGGCCAAATTCGCCGCACCGCTGACCGCCGCATGCGAGCGCTACTCGATCAACACGCCGCAACGCCTCGCGGCATTTCTCGCTCAGATCGGCCATGAATCCGGCTCGCTCGGCGCGACGTCCGAATCGTTCAATTACGCGATCCCCGCGCTGATGGCGACGTTCCCGCGCGTGATGACGTATGCGGTCGCGGTGAAGTACGGCCGGCAGCCGAACGAGAAAGCCGTGCCGCTCGACCGTCAGCAGCAGATCGCGAACATGGTCTACGCGAACAAGTACGGCAACGGCAACGCGGCGAGCGGTGACGGCTGGCGATACCGCGGCTCGGGCCTCGTGCAAACGACGTTCAAAGCGAACTTCGCGGACGCGGCGAAAGACATCGGAATCGACATCGTTGCGAATCCCGACCTCGTGCGCACCGATGCAAATGTCGCTGCGCTCGTCGCCGGCTTCTACTGGATCAATCACGGCTTGAACGCGCTCGCGGACGCCGGCGAGTTTGATGCAATTTCGAGGCGCATCAATCCTGCGATGGTCGGCGCCGATCAGCGGCGCGCACGGTGGGCGAAGGCGAAAGCCGCGCTCGGCATCTAACGCAACTGCCCGCCTCGCGCGGGCTTTTTTATGCCTATCACGAAAGAACACGAACTCAAAGAAACGCTGACCGTCGACGTAATCACGCCGGCGCATGAGGCGCGCACGACTACGCGATTGTTCGAATTGTCGAAAAAGCAACTGATGAAGCGCGAAGAGCCGCCGCGCTGCTGGATATGCCGGCGCACTGCCGATGAAGTCGGCCCGCTCGAAGCGCATCACGCAGGTATTGAGCGGTCATTCGCAGAGGGTGAAATCGATTGGGAAATCGTGAAACAGGATTTCCCGCATTACGACTGGGCGCACTTCGACCCAGCGAACCCTTACGCCTTCGTCGACGACATGGAGGCGCAGGGAATTCTTCTGTGCAAGGTGCACCACACCGGCAAGGGAACAGGCATACACACCATTCCCGAACCTCTCTGGCGCCTACAGCGCTACCTCAAAGACGGCGTTCAATTCACTCCGACCGAAACCATCCATCACGACCATGTTTAAAAAACTGCTCGAAGCCGTGACGGGCGCGGACAACCTGACGATCGAGCCCGCATACCTATGGTCGGCGGCGGCTGTCGTCATCGGCCTCGGTCTCGAAATCTTTTCCGTCGTCGCGGGCAAGCCCTTCGATATGCAGGCATACGGCATTGGCGCCGGCGCGCTGCTCACCGGCCTCGGCATGTCGGCCAAGTTCGGCAAGTAATCCCCTCCCCTATCGCATCAATCGCCCGCCTCGTGCGGGCTTTTTGTTTTGGAGAAGCAATGACGATTGGTTTGTCTGCAACCGCGCGCAATGCGCGACTCGACGCGATCACGACGCAAGCCGGCGCGAACGCGCTCATCAAGTTCTATAACGGCACGCGCCCGGCGACCGGCGGCACGGCGACGACATTGCTCGCGACCGTGACGTGCGGCGCGACGCTCGCGCCAGGGTCGAGCGGCGGCGTTCTCACCTTCAGCGCAACGACGGCCGGAACCGCTGTCGCGACCGGCACCGCGACATGGGCGCGGCTCACGACTTCGGGCGGAACGTTCGTCGCCGACATGGACGTCGGCACGGCTAGCCCGGCTGAGATTGTCATGGCGACGACTTCGATCGTCAGCGGCGCGTCGGTCAGCGTCACGTCGGGCACGCTCACCGAAGGCAACGCATAACGGGGGTCGCACATGGCGGCGACCGTTGTCGTTATAACGAGCGGTACAAGTTGGACGGTCCCGGCCGACTGCTCCGGCACGCTCGACCTCGTTGAAGTTTGGGGCGCCGGCGGCAGCGGAAACGCTGACTCGCCGAACGGATCGGCGGGCGGCGGCTCTGGCGGCTATTCGAGCAGCAGCGCTCTCGCCGGCTACGCGCCGGGCGCATCAATCCCGCTCGGCCTCGGCGTTGGTGGGGCGTCATCCTCAACGGGAACCGGCGTCGGCTTCTCCGGAACGGGTTCCTGGTTCAACGGATCGTCGGTCGCTTCGTCTGTCGTGTCGGCCAACGGCGGAACCGGCGCGGCGAGCGGAGCATCGGCCGGCGGCGCAGGCGCGACGACTACCGGCGCCAACGGCACAACGAAGCGCGCGGGTTCTGCTGGCGGGGCCGGGCGCAATGCCGCAAACGGCGGCGGCGGCGGCGGCGGTGGCGCCCCCGGTCCCGATGGCGCTGGCGCGGTCGGCGCCACTCCAACAACGAGTGCGGGCGGTGCGGGCGGCGCAGGCGACGCCACTCTCGGCGGCGCAAAGGGTACGGCGGGCGCGAGCACCGGAACCGGAAACGGGGGCGCCGGCGCGGCGAACGCAAACGGCGGCGGCGGTGGCGGCGGTGGTGGTGGCGGCGGCACTGGCGCCGGTGCGGGCGGCAACAATGGCGGCGACGGCGGCTTTCCTGGCGGCGGTTCTGGCGGCGGCGGTTGGGGTTCGAGTTACAGCGGCACGGCGGCAGGCGGTCAAATCCGCATCACCTACACGCCGGCGGCGGCGCCTAGCGGCGCGATCGCAGGCACGCTCTCGGGCGTCACCGGCGCATTCGTCGGCGTCGAGTCGCAATCGGGCGCGCTGTCGGGTTCGCTCGCCGGCGTGAGCGGTTCGCTCTCCGGCGCGCAGACATTCACCGGCACTCTCGGCGGGTCATTGTCGGGCGTCTCGGGCGCGATCGCGGCGGCTCAATCGGTTCCGTCGACCATTTCGGCGTCGCTCTCCGGCGTCTCCGGCGCGCTCGCGGGCGCGGAATCAATTCCCGGCTCAGTCTCCGGCTCGCTCGCGGGCGCCTCCGGCGCGGTCTCGGCGAAACAGGCGATCGGCGCGGCGCTCGGCGGCTCACTGGCGGGCGTCGGCGGATCGTTCGTTGCGGCGACCTTCACCGGCGCCGGCGGCGCCCTCTCCGGCTCCCTGGTTGGCGTATCGGGCGCTTTCTCGGCTGCGGTCACGCTCAATCCATCGGGCGCACTCTCCGGCTCGCTCGCCGGCGTCTCCGGCGGCATATCTGCGGCGATCAGCATCAGCGGCGCCGCGAGCGGCACGCTCTCGGGCGTTTCTGGCGCCCTCTCGGCGCTCTCCTATGCTAACCCTTCGGCGGTCATCGGCGGGGCGCTGGCGGGCGTCTCCGCGCGAATCATCGCGGCTTCCATCGACACGAGCACGACGGACCCGATTCGCTTGACGGTTCCGCGCGAAATCCGCTCGGCGCAGGTCGCCTCCGAGTCGCGGCGCGTCGCTGCGCGGCCCGAAGTGCGGTCGGCATCCATCGGCGCCGAATCGCGTCGCTTCGTCGTTCCCGCTGAATCCCGCAAGTTCATCGCACGTTAAAAGGGTCTCATATGGGCTTTGCCTCTCCGCTGCCGCCGAAAGCTCCGGCGGCGGTTCTCGATTATCAAATGGACTGGTCTAGCTGGCTCGCGGCCGGCGAGACCATTTCGAGCGTCGTCGTGTCGGCTGACTCGGGTCTGACGGTCAATCCGGCCGGCAGGGCGACGAGCGTCACCGCTGGCGTCGTGACGTTCTGGCTCGGCGGCGGCACGTCGGGCACATACGCCGTCACGGTCACCGTCACAACAAGTTCGCGCGTCGATAGCCGGACGATTCAAGTCGCGGTCGGCCCGCGCGTCATCCTGGGGGTTTCTCAATGATCGCAGCGCTCGCTTTGCACTGGCGCGCGGCGCTCGTCGCGCTCTTTGCTGCCGCGCTGTGTGCGCTCGGCTGGCATCTCGGCGCGGCGCACGTCTCCGCGCAATGGTCCGCTGAAAAGGCGGCAACCGCGCAGGCTACGTCGAAAGCGCTCGCCGCGGCGCTCGCCAATCAACAAGCCGCCGAGTCAAAAGTCTCGGCTATCGAAACGCAGTTCAACGCAGAGGTATCGCAGCATGCGAAAGATGCTCTCGATTATCGCGCTCGCCTTGCTTCCGGCACTGAGCG